AACTTGGAAAATGAAACTCATATTGTTGAAGGAGATTTTGTGTTTATTCCAAAGAACTTAGTCCATGAGGTTGAAACAGTCAAGGCTCCAAGAGCAGCAATTAATCTTATTTTAAGAAACTAAAAAACACCTACAGTTTGTACCATAGGTGCTTTTAGTTATTATATTTTACTTAGGAAATTTTTTCATCCACATTTTGGTCTTTGGGGTAATACCCTTCCATGAAGACCAGTCTTCTCCGCCTCTAGACATGTAGTATGCAATCTCTGCATTTTTGACGGGATTGAACAATTCAGCATTAGAGTCCAAGTCAAACTTATCCCTACGGTCTGGACCTAAAGAGTCAATCATATTAATTTGGAACATTCCATAAGAGGAGTCCCCAGTCTTATGGTTGCCATTAAATGCCAAAGGCCTACCATTAGATTCTTTCTTGGCAATGGCCCAAGCCACTACAAGATCTTGCCCCTTAAACCCTACAAGGGAAAGGAGTTGCTTTAATTCGGTATCAGTCAGAGAAACCTTGTTCTCAAAACTCTCTAGTTTTTTTGCCTTAGAAACCAAAAAAACCTCTTTCGAGGCGTTTCCTTGCTCCTGAGCCTGTTCTATACTCAAATTATTTTTGTCACCTATTTGTGTTTCAGCATTAGCAGCGTTTGACAAAGTCGCTACTAAAGTCAGTATGCTGAGTATGCTAATGATCTCTTTGTTTCTTTCGATAAATTTAATCATAGTTTCCTCCTTAGAAAACAATAACACCTTGGTAGGTGTTACTACCAAGTATAACACAAAATTATGCTAAAAGTCAACTTTATAGGGTGGTATAATAAAGATTATGCCAGAATACGCATCTAACTATCCTAACTCGCTTTCATACCCTATTGCTTCAGATCCCGTTAATGTACACGGAGATTTTAAGGTTTTAGTTGATGCTTTGAATAATATTCTTCCTCCCCTGGGCTATGGCGCAGCATATATTGATGTTAGAAATACTACAGGCACAGCAATTTCTCAGGGTATACCAGTATTTATTAGTGGTAGCATGCAGCATTCTGGACAAAATAAATCTTTAATTGAAATTTATAATCCATCTAGCACTACCCATAATCCAAATGTTCCAATTCTTGGTTTGGTAAAAAATAATATTCCAGATAGTTCTAATGGTTTAGTTATTGTCTCTGGGGTTATTCAAATGAATACAACAGGTTTGGGTCCTGCTGGAACAAAGGTTTATGTAGATAATACTGGAACTCTTGTTGCAGGTCGACCAGCAACTGGACCAGCAAGATACATTGCAGTTGTTGCAATTCAAGCAACACTTGCTGAAGGTGGAATGCTAATTGTTCAAACAAAAGGCAACGGTACCTGGGGAGCCCTTAAAGACGGGTTGTCGTGATATAATAACATTATGGCTACCTTCAGAAATCAACCCACAGACTCTTATGCATTAGGTGCAGCACCTCCAGAAATTCGTTGGACTGTTGTTCGTGGAGATTCTGCAGCATTTCGTGTTTATGTAACTAACGATGCAAGAGAGCCACTACTTCTTGATGACTGGGAAGTTGATATGGACATTCGTCGTAATGGAGTGCTTATTGTTTCTCTATCCCCTCAGCCAGTTGAGTTTCAGGACACAGAAGGAAGTTTCACGGTAAACATTACATCTTCACAATCAGAACTTCTTGAGACGGGAGACATCTTTGATATCCAACTCACAGAACTTTTATCAGAGGGCAGAGTTTGGACGGTAGCCAAAGGGTCAATGGTTATCATTGAAGATGTAACAAATTAATGACAACAAACCTAACCCCACTACCACAAGAATTTTATAGAACAACCCATAGGCTTGCTCATACTCAAATCAAAGACCTTGATGTCAAAAGAATAAGAATAGATCACTTCCAGCCAAAGGCTAGAGTAGAAGAGGTTTTGCCATTTCGGGTTCAGTTTATCAATGTAAGTGTGTTTGGATACTCTAAAAACAATCCCCCACCAATTCCACTACAGGTTATTGGCTACAGCAACTACATTCTATAATAGTTTAATTAAAAGCATGTTATAATTACGACATGGCTAAAATATCAATTTCAGGCGTAAAGGCTCTTTTTGAAACAGGAGATAGGCCTACTCAAGAAAATTATGAAGATTTGATTGATACCGCAACTGCTCAAGCAACAGACTTGGGTTCTTATGGTAACAATGAAAACACAATCACTGGTATTGAGAACGTAACTGTAATTGATAACTTTGATGCTACAGTTTGGCGTATGGTCAAGTATATTATTTCAGTATCCAAGACCACAGCAGGGGACAACAAGTTCTATGCAACCGAACTAACAATTCTCGTTGACGGTGCAAATGTATCAGTCAGCGAATACGGAACAATAGACAATGATGGGAATATTGGCACCATAAGCGTCTCTCGCACTGGAAATACCGTGGCTATTACAGTCACTCCAGATCCTGCGATCAAGCCAGTCACTGCACGGTTCGCCCGTATAGGACTTAAGGCATAACTAAGGAGATAATAAAATGGCAACAGTAGTAAAAGACTTTAAGGTAAAGAATGGTCTCATTGTCGAAGGCACAACAGCAACAGTAAACAATTTTGACGTTCTTACCAAGAAACCAGACGATAATACATACATCGTCAACTTAATTGGTGGTACAGCCACCTCAGCAAACGAAGCAGATAAGGTTGTAAAGCGTGATGCTTCTGGCAACTTTGCTGCAGGTACAATTACAGCAGATCTCGTTGGTGATGTAACTGGTAATGCAGATACAGCAACAGCGCTTGAGACTTCTCGCACAATTGAACTTACTGGTGATGTAACTGGTCAAGTTAATTTTAATGGTACACAAAATGTACAAATTTCTACAACCCTAAATGGTTCATTTGCAACAGATGCAGAAGTTGCTACCGCTAAGGGAGAAGCAATTGCAGACGCAGCAGCAGATGCTACTTCAAAGGCTAACGCAGCACTTGAAGATGCAAATGATTACACAGATGGAGAAATTTCTTCACTTGATGCTTCTCTTAAGTCTTATGCAGATACTGCAGAAGCAGATGCAAAGGCTTACACAGATACTCGTGAGACTGCTATTACAACAGCATATCAATCATATGCAGATACAGCAGAAGCAGACGCAAAGTCTTATGCTGATCAAAAGGTTGCAGATCTTGTAGATTCTGCTCCAGAACTTCTTAACACACTTAACGAGTTAGCAGCAGCAATTGGAGATAATCCAAACTATGCAGCAGATCTTGCCACATCAGTAGGAACAAAGGTTTCAAAGGCTGGAGACACCATGACTGGTGCTCTTGTTCTTCATGCAGACCCAGCAAACAATCTTGAAGCAGCAACAAAGCAATATGTTGATGCAGCAGAGGCAGATGCTAATGCATATGCAGATCAGGCTGAAGTTGACGCAAAAGCATATACAGATACTCGTGAGACAGCAATTACAACTGCTTATCAGTCATACGCTGACACAGCAGAAGCAGATGCTAAGACATATGCAGATGGACTTGCTTCAACAATAAATGGAACTATTGCAGCACTTGATACAGACGATGTAGCAGAAGGTTCAAACCTTTATTACACAGATGCTCGTGCAAAAGCAGAAGCAGCAACATTGCTTGCAAATGCAACAAAAACTAACATTGTAATTACTAAAGATGGATCAAATAATCTTACAATTACAGCAGAAAATGGTGTTGCAGACTCTACAACTGATGATCTTGCAGAAGGCGTAAACCGTCTTTACTTCACAGATGCTCGTGCAGTATCTGCTCTTGAAGCAGTTACTCCAGACTTCCCTGCAGTAGAGATTGCTTCAGTAGCAAAGCAGGTAGCAGCAGAAGCAACTGTCGCAACTGCAAGCACAAGCACAGCAGTTTCATGGGCTAAGGCAGACTATCGTTCTGCTGAGTTCCTTGTTAAGATTGCCAACGGAACCCATACAGAGGTTTCAAAAGTTATTCTAACACTTGACACATCAGACAATGTCGCAGTAACAGAATACGCAATGGTTGGAACAAATGGTTCTCTTGGATCAGTTTCAGCAGACGTTTCTGGAGCAGATGTTCGTCTTCGTGTAACAACTGACAATAACAACTCAACAGTTGCTGTTGTTGGAACACTTTTAAAGTAGTAAAAAAATAAATAGTTGGAAGAAGGAGCAGTAAATGGCAACAGTCGATAAAGACTTCAAGGTCAAAAATGGACTAGTCGTAACTAACGGCGGTACATTCGGAGGCGCAGTAACAGTAGGAGCACCAACTCTTGCTTCACATGCAGCAACCAAGGAGTATGTAGAGTCCTTGATCGGGTCTATCCCTGTAAGCGCAACGGCTCCTTCTTCACCAACTAACGGACAGCAGTGGTTAGATACAAATACAAATAGATTAAATTTCTATTACAATGGTTCTTGGTATACCCAGGCAACTATTGATGATACAAATAATCTACCACAGCATATTCACGATACATCAATTGATGGAACTGGCTTCATAGTAACTCAGTTTTACGAGGGTGGATCGTTTAATAGCCCATTGGGCATAGGATTGGATGCAGGCGGACCAGACACAACAGAATGGACTGTCGTATTCGATGGCGGTAGTGTAGTAGATAATTTCAATTAAAAAATTGATGTTATAATAAGACTAGTTCATGGGCAGACCCCATAAGGAGATATAAATGGCAACAAGAATGCAACAGCGCAGAGGTACTGCAGCCCAATGGACGGCTGCCAATCCAATATTAGCAGCAGGTGAAATCGGTTTTGAAACCGACACAAATAAATTTAAGATGGGTAATGGCTCCTCAGCCTGGTCAGCATTGCAGTATTTTGCCAATGCAGCAGAACTGCAAACCGCAATCAATAATCTTGTAGATGGCGCACCTGGCGCACTAGATACTCTTAATGAACTAGCAGCAGCACTAGGAGATAATCCAGATTATTTTTCAGATATACAAGACACACTAAATCTTAAGGCAACAATAGCATCTCCAGAGTTTACTGGAGTACCATTGGCACCAACTGCATCTGCAGCAACAAACACAACTCAAATTGCAACAACAGAATTTGTTCAGACAAAGATTAATAACCTTGTTAATGGCGCACCTGGTGCACTAGATACACTACAAGAGTTAGCAGCAGCACTTGCAAACGATGCTGATTATGCTACAACTATTACAAATAATCTCGGTCAAAAAGCAAATATCTCACAACTTACTGATCACGCATCTACAACAGAGAATGTTCATGGAATTTCAGATATGACAGATCTTGTTAACAGCACAGGAATGTCAACAGCAATAACAAACGCAATTACTACTCACAATAGCCTAACAACAGATGTACACGGGATTCCAGATACATCAGTACTAGTTACTGACTCAGATCTTGCAGGCGCAGTCTCTGTAGTTTCTGGAGATCTTGGAACACACGCAAACTTAACACTAAGCGTACATGGAATTGCAGACACATCTCTTCTTGTAACTCAGGCAGATCTTGAAGATGCTATCGACGGAGCAGAAGTAGATCAGTCAGCACTTGCTGGAACTGGTATTGAGTGGAATGCAGTAGACGGAAGATTTGATATTGATTCAACAATTGCAACTACAGCATATGCTGATCAAGCAGAAGCAGATGCAATTGCAACAGCAGCACAAGACGCAACAAATAAAGCAAATGCAGCAGTTGCTTCAGCAGGAACAGAAGCAGACACAAAGATTTCAACTGCAGTAGCAGCACTTACTAAGTCTTCAGTAGGACTTGGCAATGTTGATAATACATCAGATGCAGATAAGCCAGTTTCAACTGCTACACAAACAGCACTTGACGCAAAGGCTTCATTGTCTGGCGCAATATTCACTGGTTCAGTAGAGATTGACCAGGATCTTACAGTTGATGGAAACTTGACTGTAAATGGTACAACATTTAATGCAAGCGCAACATCTATTACAATTGAAGATAACATGGTTCAACTTGCTCACCAAAATGCAGCAAACACTGTTGACCTTGGTCTTGTTGTAGCATACAACGATGGGGCAGCAAAGCATGCAGGTATCGTAAGAGACGTATCTGATGCTAAGTGGAAGTTGTTCAAGGATGTTTCAACAGAGCCATCAACAACCGTGGCATTCGGAGAAGGCTCTCTTGATACCCTTGCAGTAGCAGGACTTGAAGCAACAACTGTAACAGTATCATCTGGTGTAGCATTCTCAGACGGTACACAGACAAAGGAAGGCGTTCCTTCAAGAACTCCAATTATTCAAAAGACAGCAGCATATACCCTTTCAGCACTGTCAGAAAGAGATTCCTTGATTGAAGTTTCTCATACTGGTGCTTCGGCAGTAAATGTAACAATTCCTGCAGATTCAACATTGAACTTCCCAATTGGAACAACTATTGATGTTCTTCAGACAGACACTGGCTCAGTTGCAATCGCAGCAGGAGCGGGAGTAACAGCAAATGCTACTCCAGGATTAACACTACGTACACGATGGTCATCTGCAACTCTCATGAAGAGAGCAGCAAATACCTGGGTTGTGTTCGGAGATCTCAAATAATTAGCACTAAGAAAAGGGGAGTAAAGTAATGGCAAATAAAAAAGTAGGTAAAAGGTCTCAAGCAGCAAATGACTTCTTAGAGCCAAAACCCCCAATCAATGTTGTTGCTACAGACGTAGGAACAGGCAGAGCATTTAATAATGGTGCAGGATCTGTTACTTTTGAATTACCAGCAGGTTCTCCTCCAGCAACCTCTTATACGGTTACTGCAAGCACTGGACAGTCACAAAGTGGATCATCTTCTCCAATTGTTGTAGGTGGTCTTTCAACTGGTTCAACACCAACATTTACTGTTACTGCAACTAACTCTTCTGGAACATCAGCATCTTCTTCTGCATCTAATGCTATTACAGTTACAACTGTTCCAGCAACACCAGGTGCTCCAACGGCATCTACAACTACTGGATCACAAAATGATACAGTTTCTTGGTCTGCCCCCGCAACTGGTGGAAAAGCAATTACTGGTTATACTTGGTATTCCTCTGATGGAAAGTCTGGAACTACAGCCTCAACATCTGTATCTGTAGCACAAGAAGCAAATACTGCACAGACATACACAGTAAAAGCAACTAATGCTAATGGTGATTCTGGAGTGTCTCCTTCATCTAACAGCGTTACTACTCCTCCATTCTTCCCGCCGTTTTTCCCTTACTTCCCATTCTTCCCATTCTTCCCATTCTTCCCACCATTCTTCCCTTACTTCCCATTCTTCCCATTCTTCCCACCGTTCTTCCCATTCTTCCCGTTCTTCCCATTCTTCCCACCGTTCTTCCCATTCTTCCCATTCTTCCCATTCTTCCCACCGTTCTTCCCTTACTTCCCATTCTTCCCATTCTTCCCACCGTTCTTCCCTTACTTCCCATTCTTCCCATTCTTCCCACCGTTCTTCCCATCGTTTACACCAGCACCAGTGTCACCACCACCAAGTGGAGGATGTCAATGCACCGCTAACTACTGTTGGCGCTGCCCTTGCGGAAACTGTTGTTGCTAAGGTTAGTGGGTGTGAATAAAAGTTCACACCCACATACCAAAGATATGATATAATTAAAACAATTAAAGGAGATAAAAATGAAATATGCAGTACTAGTTAAAAACAATGATGAGTCTTATGATATTTTAAATTTTATTAACTATTATGATGACTCTACAACAGCAAACCTTATTGACTCTGCGCTTTCAGATTTGTCAAATCCTATAATTGCAATGGATGCATCCAATCATAAAACAACAGCAACTCGTGGCTCAACCTGGGACGGAAATTCTTTTTCTGGAGGAATTGTAAGCAAAGCAGCAGATGCTACAGCAGAAGAATTGGATTCTTTTAAACTTTATGTATTTTTACACAACAATGTCGTAATTGCTAGAAATGCTGTACGAACTGATTCCCCTAGACTAGAAGCATTTGAAGCAGCATTTGCCAGTGAAGTTAAATTAGTCAAAGTTCCAGACGATCAGTATGTCGCCATTGGCGAAACACACGGCTGGGATGGCTCAAGATTTATTTAAGATTAAATGTTAAAATATTAACAATAGCGAAAGGCTAAGCAAAATATGTATGATGAAAATGACAATGTTTGGTTTACTAAAGATAGATCAGAAACAGCAACAAACAGATATCCTTCAAAAATTATAGGAAATAATATTGTAGTTGAAAATCCAGCACTTGGAATAAACCTTTATAGAAATGTATTTTCAAAGGAAGACTCTGAAAGATATATTAAAATTCTTGAGTCAAATTTAGGCGGTAATGGAAAGTACAAATGGTCAGAAGCAAAAGTAACCAACTCTGATGTTCCAATTAAAAAGGCTAGAGATGCTGTAGATTTTAGATTTAAACAAGAAAACCTGGGCCCAAGAGATGAACATAATGCTGAACTTTTAGACTTACATGAAGAAATTTATCAAAAGTTAAAGTTCTGTGTTGACGATTATGCAAGGTATTGGGGAATTAATGTAATATACTATGAGGCATTTAACTTTGTAAAATATGAAGGCGAGGGCACACACTTCAATATTCATGCTGATCATGGTCCAATGTATAACTGTACAGTATCTGCCGTTATCTATATAAATGAAGACTACAATGGTGGAGAGATTAAGTTTCCAAGAATGGACAACTACACTCACACTCCAAAAATAGGAGATATTATTCTTTGTCCATCCAACTATATTTATGAACATGCATCTTTGCCAATGAAAGAAGGAACAAAGTATTGTGTTGTCGTAATGACAGACATTAATGAACTAGGACACAAGTAGTGTCTCTAATTGCAAAATTTACATCGTTTAGGCCTTGGATAAATAAAGAAGATATTTCTGTTCCTGTTCCTACACAAAAAGAAATACCAGATTGGTATAAAGATGCAGACAGGTTTGCAAAAATGCCAAATGGAGAATACTACAAGGCTACAAAAGAGGTTTGTCCATTTCCAAAAGAAGGTACAGCAGATGATTATGGAAAGATACCAACATGGAAAGCCTGCCCAGCAATTATGGACGCATTTGCAACTGGATATCTTTTTAAAACTCCTTGTGATTTAGTATTTTCTAAAAATTCTCAGGGCATTATAAATGTAACTATTAATGATCCCAAGTATAAGGACTTCTGTACTCAAAGACCGCCAATGCCACAATTTGAGCATCCTAAAGGATATTATCAGCATCATTTTGCATGGAGTTCTCCATGGGGACTAGAGTTACCAGAAGGTTATAGTGCACTTTTTATGACACCAATGAATAGGTTTGATCTCCCATTTTTAAATACTACTGGCATTGTTGACTCAGACAAAGTTCATCTTCTTGGTAGTTTTCCCTTTTTTATTGCCGAGGGATGGGAAGGAATAATCCCAGCAGGTACACCATATCTTCAAGTTCTTCCTTTTAAAAGAGAAAACTGGGAGCATAGTATAGAAACTTTGGATCAATCATCCATATATGGTAAAATGGTAGATAATGCAAAATTTTATCGTCAGCCTGACGGAGGAGTTTATATTAAAAAAGTTTGGTCACGCAGAGAATATAAATAGGAGATATATATGCAAACATGGACAGAAAAAGAAAGTCTTGGGAATGGAATAACTTGTTATAGAGGAGTTATTAAAAAAGAGTTTGACGTAATTAATAGACTTGAAAATACTTTGGGCTCTGTTGCTGGATATGGACAATTATCAACAGAAGGTAAAAGATATCATTGGATGCCAGCATATGTTGGATATCAACAACTTATGCCAGAGTATAGAGATTGTGTAGATTTTAAATTTAAAAAAACTGATATTGAATTGGACAAAAGCGAAGATTCTATTAAACTTCAAAGCCTATGGCAAGACATTTATGATGCTCAAGCAGCAGCGGTAGAAGACTATAGAAGAGACTATAATATTATGCCATTAAAGTATTGGGAAGCATTTAATTTTATTAAGTATGGACCAGGTCAGCACTTTAAAGAACATCACGACCATGGCTATTCATATAATTGTACTGTGTCTTTGGTTGCTTACGTTAATGATGACTATGAAGGTGGAGAACTATACTTTAGATTACAAGATTTAAACATAAAGCCAGAGGCTGGAGATCTTTATATCTTCCCATCCAACTTCATGTATCCTCACCAAGCAATGCCAGTTCATTCTGGAACAAAATATTCAATTGTGACCATGTTGGATTACAGCAAAAAATATCATACGCCAGACATGTATGATTCAAAATGGGATAACGAGTAATGATTAATATTTCGGTTGAAAAAATGAAAGGAAATCCTTTTGTTATTTCGCCTATGTCTATTAAAAGAGATTGGATGGATGCAACATCAGAAAAGCATGCGTATAGATGTTTCCCAGTAACACAAGCAAACGTTGTTGGCTGGAGTCTTTCTTGCTCAGAAGACATTTCCTTTATTTGGGACGGAATAAATGATCAAACTCAAGACCATGTTGAAATCATTAAAGCGCCAGAAGGATCTTATACTGGTAGAGGTCAATCTTCTCTTAGTCTTAATACTGGATTAATTTTTAAAACTGAAAAAGATGTAAGTATTCTTACAATAAACCCAGTAAACTATTTTAACAAAGATTTTGAAACAATGTCTAACTTAATTAGTACATCGTTTTTTGACAACCCTCTTCCACTAGCCATTAAAGCAAAAACAGCAAACGAAGAAGTTGTAATAAAGGCTGGCACACCATTAGCAACCATAATTCCGATATCTTTAACTAACCTAAATAACAGCACAATAGAAATGTTTGACTATCAAGATCCAGATAGATCAAGAACTGAGGCAAATATTTCTTATGGTCAAGCAGCCCAGGTGGTTAATCAGTCTGGTAACTGGACCGACTGGTACAGAGATGCCGTTGATGAGAATGGTAATGTTCGAGGAGAGCATGAAACAAAAACATTAAAACTTTATGTAAATGATAACACTGGTGCACAATGATTAACCAAAAACCAAACCATGACGACATGGTAAATGACTATATTAAAAATGCAAAAGATGGAAAAGTTGCTCACTATATGATAACAGTATCAAGAGATGGAGAGTCTCCAGTTAGGTCTATTATATCTTTTGATAATGCAGAGCAGGCTATTGAAGGCTACGAAATGTATCAAGACGCTGGCTTTGCTAAAGATTATTTAACAGTTTCTCTGTACCAGCCATCAGGAATAGTCACAACAAAGGTTTTAAAAAGAAATCATGCAGGAGATCCATCATTTGTTAGACAGAACTACATTGACACGGTTGAAGCACTTCATGATCTAAAGAATAAGTTGAGCAAAGAAGACTATGAGAATGTCTGCATTAAGATTGTAACATCATTTGCAAAGGATAACTGGAGGTTTAATGCAGATAGGTTTTTAAAACAATTAGAGATTGAGAGAAATTTGTAGGATTTAAAGCCTATGATATAATCAAGTTATGGACATAAAAAACGCATCTATTGTAAAAAGAAAGCCATCAATGACTCCATCTGGCTGGTTTGGTAGTAGCAAAGACATGATCGTAGAGTTAGAAAACTTTATGACAGAAGAAGAAATAGTATTTTTAGAAAAAGCAGCCAAGTCTTTAACAATTTGGGATGTTACAGAAAGTCATGTAAATGAAAATGGAACAATAGTATATGACTCAGAATACTGGAAAGATAGGGTTGCAACTAGGCCCACATTAGACAAAAATGATCCAGCAATAGCACCAGTTATAGCAGGACTATTTGAAAGGCTAAAGCCTATTGTTGAAGAGTTTTACAAAGTAGAAGTTATTCCAACCAACGCAACAATTGTTAAATGGCTACCAGGTCAATTTCAACACCCTCATGCAGACAAAGAACTGCACGAAGGCCCAGATGCTGGACTTCCAAATGATTTTCCAAACTACGACCTTTCAAGTTTGTTCTATCTAAATGACGACTATGAAGGCGGAGAATTGTATTTCCCATTGCAGGGTGTTCAGTTTAAGCCTAAAAAAGGTGCAGCATATTTTTTTCCAGGAGATAAAAACTACATTCATGGTGTTACTGAAATTAAAAGTGGACTAAGATTTACTTGCCCATTTTTTTGGGAAATTACAAAACATACAGGAGACAGGCAACCATGAATTTAAACAATAAAAATAGACTAACAAAAGATATAATGGTATATGAAAACTTTATCGATTCTGAAACTGCTGCTAAACTTGTAAAGGTTTTAGACAAGCATGCAGAACTAGGAAGCATTAGTTGGATGCCTATATCTTTTTATGAATCTTATTCTTCTGTTTTGCCACAAGATAACGACGAACATGTAATTTCCGAAGGTTTACCTTCTGATATTTTTACACAAATTAAAAAGGGTATTATAGACGCTGTCGCTAGTGTTCATGATTTAGATCCAAAGATAATTTCTCAAATTGGATACCATACTCAAAAGTGGGAGCCAGGCGCATATGCTAGAAAGCATTCAGATAATACAGACGAGCATGGACACTCTGGCGCTTTTACAAGAAGCAGATATGCAGCATTTCTATACCTAAATGATAATTTTGAGGGAGGTATGCTGCAGTTTCCAGATCAAGACATAAGCATACAGCCTAAAGTTGGTATGCTTGCTGCTTTTGACGGGGGATTCAACAACATGCACGAAGTAACATTAATAGAAAGTGGCGTAAGATATACTATTGGATCTTTCTGGGATGATCGTGAAGAAGACGCATACCCACAAGAACTCAGGGATGCCTGGGCAGCAGAAATGAAAGAGACCAGGGCAAAGCAAGAACTTGAAAGAGCCGAATGGCAAAAGTTATTAAAAGAAGGGTATAAAATAGATATGCATAATAATAAATACAAAGTGGAGGAAAAATAGCATGGAAGTATTTTTACAAAAACAGTTTGAAGAGGCTGGTTTTAAAACAGAAGTTTTTCATGATCAAGTTCTTTCTATAGAAAATTTTTTATCACAAGAAGAACTAGACTCTGTGTGGGATATTATAAATAGAACACCAGAAGAGGAATGGTCTAAAGCATACCGAGAAAGTCTTTCTAGATTTTGCATGGAAAAATTTGGAAGAGATGATGTTGAAAATTTGGTTGCAGAAGGAAAGTATGAGATCACACTTGGATGGGATGACAAGAATTTAAATATTCAAAATGAGTTAGTTAGCAAAAATTCACACAAGAGAGTTTCTGATCTAATTGCTTTAGCAGACAGCACTTTAGAATTGGCAGGATTTGGGACAATGCAAAGAATGCAGGCTGGAGTTCAACTAAAATCTCACACAGATCAACACACAGATCCATCAATACGATATGCTGCTATTCTGTATATTAATGATGATTATAAAGATGGAACTTTATTTTTTTATAACAAAGAAAACTCAGATATGAGACCAAAGCCAGGGACATTGCTTGTTTTTCCAGGCAACGAAGAGTTTGAGCACGGGGTAAGGCATGTTGGCGAAGGTCCAATTAGATATGTTACTGTAGGATTTATAAAAGTCAAAGGCTTTTATGAAAATAATAAATACTAGGAGCAAACAATGAATAAAGAAATACTTGAAGAAAAGGTTTACTATTACACAGATGTAATTGACGACCCCAAAAAACTTGTCGATGCAATTGAGAACGATAACAAGGACCCGTGGGGTGAGTGGATGGCTTGCAGTGGTCAAGCATACGTTTATGGAACAGACAAAACAATTGCTCCTTCAGAAGGAAATGACTACATATACAAAACTTTAGAAAAAGCATTTGATGATGTTGCAAGAGATTATGCAAAGGCTCAGGGTATTACTGATGAGCCAAAATTGTTTCCTCAGTATCCAATCAAAAAGTATCAGCCAGGAACATTCATGGGTGCACATTTTGATCAGCAAGAAGGAGATGAAAGATTAAAGGTTTCTTTTGTGATGTACCTTAATGATAACTATGAAGGCGGAGAGATATCATTTACTATTTCATCACCAGAAGGAGTTTTAAAAAATGCTAGTCCAAACCCAGACTTTGCAATTGCAGAAAAAGAAAAAAATTATACCTTTGCCATTAAGCCAAAAGCAGGAAGTATTATTGTATTTCCTCCATCTCCACCATATCACCACACCGCACACTTGGTGAAAAGTGGAGAAAAGATAATGGTTCCGCAACACTGGATTCATTAATTTTAAAAGTATAGTTTATTAACCCTTAATAACAACTTTAGGTAGAGTTTTACTTTTTGCAAAACTCTGCTATAATTAACACTTATTCCGTTTTTGAAAGGACGATATACATTATGTCAGATTTTTTTAGTTTTAGACTTCCAGAAGACTTTATTGAAAAGTACAAAGGTGCTGAAAGCCCATTTGGATTTAAAGATGCAGCAGAAAATTCACTTGGAGAAATTACCTTTATTCGTACATATTCTCGTATGAAGGAAGATGGAACTAAAGAAAGATGGCATGAAGTTTGTCGTCGTGTAATCGAGGGTATGTATTCAGTTCAAAAAAACCATGCAAAAGAAAACCGTTTGCCATGGAATGACTACAAGGCACAGAAATCAGCACAAGAAGCATTTGATAGAATGTTTAACTTAAAGTGGACACCGCCAGGTCGTGGTATGTGGGCATTTGGAACTCCTATGACTATGGAGAAGAAAAACTCAGCAGCACTACAAAACTGTGCAATGGTTTCAACAAAAGACCTTGATAAGAATGATCCAGGGGCCCTGTTCGCTTGGGTTATGGATGCATTGATGCTTGGCATTGGTGTAGGGTTTGATACTGTTGGTCAGGATAAAGGCTTCTTAATTTACAGTCCCACAGAGCCAGAACAGATTTATGAAATTCCAGACACTCGTGAAGGCTGGGTAGAATCAGTGAGAGTTTTGATAAACTCATATCTCAGACCTAATCAAAATATACAGAAATTTAACTATGACCTAATTAGGCCCCTAGGAGCCCCCATAAAGGGCTTTGGAGGCGTTGCATCTGGTCCCGCACCTCTTATCAGGTTGCACAACCAAATAGACCGTGTAATAGGCTCCAGGACTGGAGAAACACTAGACTCTCGTGCTATCGTAGACCTTGTAAATCTAATCGGTACCTGCGTGGTATCAGGTAACGTAAGACGCTCAGCAACCCTTGCTTTGGGTAGTGCTGGAGATGACGTGTTTATGAATTTAAAGAACTCTGAGTCATTTCCAGAACGCAACTCCTTTGATCCAGAAAATCCAGGATGGGCGTGGATGTCTAATAACTCTATCTCAGCAGAGGTAGGAACAAAATATGAAGACTATGTAGATTTAATTACAGAAAACGGAGAACCAGGTTTTATCTGGCTTGATGTTGCTCGTAATTATGGCAGACTAAAGGATGCGCCAGATGGTAAGGATTATCGTGTGATGGGATTTAACCCATGTGCGGAGCAGCCATTGGAATCATACGAATTATGTACGCTTGTAGAAGTGCACTTAAATCGTCATGAGTCTAAGGAAGACTTCCTGCGTACCCTGAAGTTTGCATACCTTTATGGAAAGACTGTAACACTTGTTCCAACACACTGGCCACAAACAAACGGTATCATGCAACGTAATCGTCGTATTGGTACATCACTTACTGGTATTGCATCATTTGCAGACCAAAAGGGTTTGCCAGTTGTTCGTGAATGGATGGACGAGGGCTATAACAAGATTCGTCACTATGATCACCAGTATTCAGAATGGCTTTGTGTTCGTGAATCAATTCGTGTAACAACAGTTAAGCCATCAGGATCAGTTTCAATTCTTTCTGGTGCAACTCCTGGAGTTCACTGGGGACCTGGAGGAAACTTCTTTCTTCGTGCAGTTCGATTTGGAAACACAGACCCAATGATGCACTTGTTTAAAGCAGCGGGGTACACAATTGAAGACGACGTAGTATCAGCAAACACATCAGTTGTATACTTCCCAATTAAGTCAGGTCATCCAAGATCTGAAAAGGATGTTACTTTGTTTGAAAAGATTGCTCTTGCTGCAACTGCACAAAAATACTGGTCTGACAATGGTGTTTCTGTAACACTTTCATTTGACAAAGAAACAGAGTCAAAGCATGTTGTACCAGCACTTCACATGTACGAGGGACAATTAAAGGCAGTCTCATTCCTACCAATGGGAAATACTGTTTATCCACAGCAGCCATATACTCAGATTACTGAAGAGCAATATGAGTCGTATGTTGGCAAGTTGAAACATATTGACTTTAGTGCTATTTATGACGGCATAGATAATTTAGAGGCTCAGGGAGAGTCCTATTGCACAACCGACTATTGTGAAATTAAGATAAATAAATAGTCTTCTGTGGTAAAATAGACTCATAATGTCTACTCCATCAAACCTATACGCAGAGAAAGTGTTCGCAGAGCACCCTACTGGTTTATGGGCATTAGATGACGGCGCAGACTATATTTCTTTAATTTCAGAAGCGCAAAGAAATCTTTCTAATTGGACGATTACTGGCGGTACATATGAAGATCACGTAAATTCAACAGACGAACCATTTATCGACAGTTATGTAGGCAAAATTACAGCAACCCCAACCAACAATGAGTCAGCATCTATCATTGCAATAAGCAATGAGATTATGGATTTAAAAGACTTAAACACATATCTAAAAACATTTTCTGTCGGTGGATATTTTTATTCTGAAAGTTCTTATATTGCTGGTTTTGAAATTGGGTATCAATATGAAGATACAACCAGTGGGCAAATTGTTAGACATTTAAAAAACTATGATACCGTAATTAATAGCAACTGGATATTTATATCAGAAACATTTGATACCCCTCCAGATGATTCAAAAATACAACTAGTATTTAAAATTAACTTTATCGGAGGATCAGAAACAGAAGACGCATTTTTAGTAAATGGAATAACATTCGGACAATGGTCAGAAGAGTTTTCCTCCACCTCTCTTGGGGTTACTCCAATAAACCTTCCATCAGAAATATCTCTTGCTCCTCAAAAAGCAGTTGTTGCCAAATGCTACGGACTACAAGAACTTGACGCATATTACTTAGTTTCTGACAACATGCTTAAAGCAAAAAATTTAGGAATCCCCATTGTTTATGGAACATCTAGTTTGACATCCTTATACCCTAACGATACAAATCCATCATTAATAGTTCCTGGCTTAGGATTTTTAAATGAATCTGGAAAATTTAAGCAATATACATTAGAAACTTGGCTTAGAGTTAATTCATACACAAATGATATAAAACGAATAATTGGCCCAATAGCATCTGATGATGGAATTTATGTCGATGGTCCTTCTATAGGATTAAAAATAGGTAGCGATTATAAAACCTACTATGTTGGCGAATGGACAAGGCCAATGCTTGTACATCTAAGACTTGGTAAAGACACTGCCTCTCTTGTGATTAATGGACAGGAAGTAATATCATTTAGTTATGATCCTGTTTCTCTAGAATTTCCAGAAATGTTAGTAAATCAAAAAAATCAAGACTGGATAGGTTTTTATGCACACGAAGACGTGTTTCCAATTGATATAGATTGTGTTGCAATTTATCCTTATGTAGTACCAACTGCTGTTACAAAAAGAAAGTTTGTCTTTGGTCAAGGTGTTGAAATACCAGAAAACATTAATACATCTTATAGTGGAACTTCTGTTTTTATTGATTACGCTTTTGCAAATTATTCTGCTAACTATCAGTATCCAAAAATAGGATCTTGGAAACAGGCATTTAACGACAACACCTTAATACAAAACAAAGCGCTCTCTGTTTCAAAAAATCCACTGCCACAAATTTTGTTATCTTCAAAAACAGAAGATGAGTTGTTCTCGGATTGTAATATAGCGCAGTCTTCAGACCCAACAAACTTTTTTTCATTTAGGCCAAACTCTTCGTGGAACAATGTATCTGGTCACATATTGTTTGAAAACTTTGACTTCTTGAAAGGCTCAACATCTGCTTTCTACGGATGTTTTAGACTTCCTCAATCATCCCCTCAGACACAAACATTGTTTAGAATTGAAAAAGAAAACAGTACCAGTTATTTTGCAATAGAGTTAAATGATAACCAAATATCATATTCAATTAACTCTAATGGAACTTTGCAAACTTTATACTCTCCTTTAGTTGCTGAGCCAGGAGAGTTAGTGGACGCTGGATTAAATATTCCAGCCTTTGTTGCACGGTTTGGGGATAAGGCATCAGATTTTTTTGGATCTTTATCTGATTTAAGATTATACGTGGGTGGCAAAAAAGATGGAACATCAACCTTCACTGGTAAAATTTATAAGGTTGGATTTTGCACAAAGTATAATTTTCAAAAAATCAGGGGACTGTTTAATGAACTAGGCGTTCCCATATGGAATGAAGATTTGTTCGCCGTATATCAAAATAATCAATTAATCAATATAGATGGTGGAATAGACACTACTTCTATGCCACCGTCTGGAGGAACAACAGGCACTGTTAATGGAGGTATTTCTGGTGGAGGAGTTTTTATTGACGAAGAAGATGCACTCATTGATCATGTTGCCAGTTATACTCTTGCTCCAAACAAAGTTTTTAATACTTACAAATTGTCTGTATCTGCAAACGCATACTGGGAAGATCAGATACCATTAACATACTTTGCTGAATCTGTTATTGATAAAAGAGGAGATCAATATTTTGATCTTGACTTTATACAGTTTAATATTGATTATCCTATACCATCAAAAACAATTGCAATAGAAACTGATCCAGTTGCATGGACATATGCGGAACTTGCAAATCAGTATGGGTTGCCAATTCAAAGAACATATGAGTCATTAGATAATTATCTATTTACGGGCTATAACGATTATGAAGATCTTAAAAATAAAATAGCAAAAGATTATAGGTATGATACAGATGGGGCAGTTGTTAAAAGTTATGTAACTTTTCAATATACAGAATTAGGAGCAAATCAAACTCCATTTTATTTTACAAAAACAGAAAGACCTTCTAGAAATGGAATTTTAGTTCCAGGCCCAGACTGGATGACGACTAAATATGAAGTTGTAGATAACATGATAATTTACCCACCTTCTGGAGTAGACTTTAATGATCTTTCTATTGTTACTCACATTGACATAAAGGTTAAAGACTCAGACACAAATAATGTTAATATCAAAAAACTTTCCTATGCTTCTCAAGCACTTAACGAATCAGATGCAAGTCCAATAGGAACAAGATTTGGAACTCCCATTTATCCTTATACAAAGACTGGGATATACTATGATTTTAAAAAACAAAATCCGTTTTCAATTTATAGCGGATCGTCATCATACTTGTATCTAACTAAAACAAGTGGGGTGCAAGTCAGAGGACAGTATGATCCATTCGTAAACAGGGGACTTTTAATTCCAGTAAATACGAGCAGAGCAAACGACTTTAAAGCAATTGCAATGCAGATGGCAGTTAGGTTTGACGGAGACTATTTCCCCTATGCCCCAACACAAATATTTGAAATAGAAAGCAAAACAGCATACATAAAGTTCTACATGGTTGCTAGTGACCCAAGTGGAAGAAGAGCAAAGATATATGCAATAGATGCAAAGACTGGCTTAGTTCAAGACGGAATAGGGTTTTATTGGAATGGAAAAATTGTAAAGGAGCCAGTTCTGACATTACAAGAGTGGGGATTCTTGGGTATAAATTTTGCTGACAGTTTAATCTTTTCATCTTTTGAGGGTGCTATTAGGCTGACTGGCCCATTGCTATTTAATAGTATTTCGTATTATCAGTCAACAAACTTGCAAGAGGTTCAGAACGTTTCTGAAAGACCTTGGTTTAGAGTAAAGGTTCTGTCTGGGTCTGGTCTAGACTGGGAGTTCTGGAATGCCCCATCCTTTAACTGGAATAAGGTCCTTGTTTTGTCAGAAACTAGTTATTATGGTGTAAACCCGTCAGAGGTTTATAAGAGTTATACGGGCACAAACAAGATAATTGTTAATGACGATATGCCAATAACCTTAAAAGACTACGGATATTCATTGTATACTGACGTAGGTTGGTCCAAATTCGTTGTTGATCCAGTTTAATATGGTATACTGGTGGATATGGATTCACTAATAGACCCAAAAACTGGTCAGCCAATTGTTAAAAATGTAAGACGACAAGTCATTGAAAAGAACTATGACTGGGGTCTTTACGTCTACAAGAAGGCAAATGGCAAATGGTTTACAGATGGAAATGGTTCTGTTTTAAACATTCCTTCCGATAAAAATGATATTTCAAAGATTGCTCAACTAAAAGAGGCAGCAATGCATTATGGAGACCCAGGTGATGGCCAAGCAATATTCGTTCCAGGCCTTACAAGAGTTTCAGAAGAAGAATACTCAGAGCAAGTAGATAGAATGAAGGCAGGACTAATCCCAAGCCTTAACGATCTTGGCGCTGTACAAGCAGCAAAAGATACTATAGCAAAATATGGAGATGAAGAATAATGGAAGAAAAAGAAGTTATTATTGGAGCAAGCATTGATCGTGCAATTAGCAAAGATGATCCGTTTTCTAAGTCAGATCCATTTAATGGCAACTGGGAAACACTAAAAACTTTAGATGGCTTAGATGCAAACTTTAAAAGACGAACAAGCAGACTTTCTACAAAAATGGTTGAGCCAACAAAACAATACACAACGTCTGCGTTAGCAGGAAAAAGCGGTATTGATGGAGCACAGTCAAAAGAAATAAACCCAGGGCTAGTATATGTAAATGGCTATGGAATGTTTGATGTTATTACACCACCTTGGAACCTTTATGAATTAGCAAACTACTATGATACATCATTTGCAAACCACGCAGCAATTGACGCAAAGGTAGAAAACATTGTTGGGCTAGGCTATGAGTTCAAGGTTTCTCCAAGAACTATGCTTAGACTTGAATCATCTGAGGACAATAGCGCAACGCAAAAAGCAAGAAAGCGTATTGAAAGAACAAAGATAGAACTTCGTGATTGGCTAGAGTCTCTCAATGATGATGATTCTTTTACGGCTACAATGGAAAAGGTTTATACAGATCTTCAGTCAACTGGAAATGGATATCTAGAAATAGGAAGAACTACCCGTGGTGATATTGGATATGTTGGACATATTCCAGCAACTACTATGAGAGTCCGCAGATTAAAGGATGGATATGTACAAATTATTGGAAACAAGATTGTCTACTTCCGTAATTTTGGAGCACGAAATCCAAACCCACTAACAACAGATTCAAGACCAAATGAGATTATTCATTTCAAGCAATACTCGCCATTAAACACATTTTATGGAGTTCCAGACATTATGTCTGCAATCAACTCCTTGCACGGTGATTCTTTGGCATCACAATACAATATTGATTACTTTGCAAATAAGGCAGTACCAAGATACGTAGTAACACTAAAGGGTGCAAAACTTTCTGGAGACGCAGAAGATAAGATGTTTAGGTTCTTGCAGACAAATCTCAGAGGGCAATCACACAGAACGCTATATATTCCACTTCCAGGTGATAGCGAAAACAACAAAGTTGAATTTAAAATGGAACCAATTGAAGATGGAATACAAGACGGGTCCTTCAAGGAGTATCGTAAACAAAACCGTGATGACATTCTAGTAGCACATCAAGTTCCACTTTCAAAATTAGGGGGTGGCGATTCTGCATCTATCGCAGCAGCACTTGCACAGGATCGCACCTTCAAAGAGCAGGTTGCTAGGCCAGCACAAAGACAACTAGAAAAAATGATCAATAAGATTATTCGTGAAAAGACGGACATCGTTGAGTTTGTGTTTAATGAACTAACGCTAACTGACGAAATTGCACAGTCTCAAATATTGGAGAGATATGTAAAGAATCAGATCATGACTCCAAATGAGGCACGAGTTGTTCTTGATATGCCACAAAGAGATGGTGGCGATGAGGTTTTAAACCTTAAGCCAGAGGCTGCAGCAGAAGCAACAACCACAAGGTCTAGGGATTCAGAGAGAACAAACAACAACTCTGATAGTTCATCAACGGTTGCTGGAAGAAATCCAAAGGGCGAAGGAAGAAAAACTCCCTGATGTCCGATTTGTCCAGAATGTGATACTTGTATAAAATGGAGGGTATAATATAGTGGTGAGCAATATATCTAAAGCCCATTGGAATTCAGATGGGGAAAATCTTCGTCTATCAATGCCTTTTAGTAAGGTTGATAAGGAAAGGCGTATTGTCTCTGGTTTTGCATCATTAGACAACCTAGACAAGCAGATGGACATCGTAACAGCAGAAGCAAGTATGGCAGCATTTGCAAAGTTCCGTGGGAACATTAGAGAAATGCATCAGCCATTAGCAGTAGGTAAAATGGTTAACTTTAAAGAAGATAAGTATTTTGATCCAGATTCAAAGAAATTTTATAGAGGTGTTTTTGTGTCAGCCTATGTCTCAAAGGGTGCACAAGATACTTGGGAAAAAGTTCTAGACGGAACACTAACAGGTTTTTCTATTGGTGGACGCATGAACAAGTGGGATGACGGCTATGACGAGAAGTCAGACTCACAAATTAGAATTATTAAAGACTACGACCTAATAGAGTTAAGCCTTGTAGATTCACCAGCAAACCAATTTGCCAATATAGTATCGGTTGAAAAAGTTGATGGTGTAGATATTATAAAGGGAGACTTAACGGTTTTAGAAAATGTTTTTTACGACAAGGAAAACGGTATTGTAATATCATCTGAGAACGAATCAGAACTCAGCCCAGTCAGTGGAGAACAAATGGAAAATATAGGGTTCGTTGAAAAAACGGATAATGAAAAAACACAAATGATAAAATTCTTAGTTGATAGTGCTAAAGGCATTAATACTTCTAAGATTAACAAGGAGGTACAACCTATGACAAAATCAAAGACACAAGTTGAAAAGACAGATGTAGTTGAAGATGTTGTGGTCGCTCCAGAGGCAGATGCATCAGTTGCAGAAGTTACTGAACAAGTTGCTAAAGCAGAAGAGGTTGAAGCAGCGGAAGTTGCTAAGACTGATGAAGTTGTAGCAGAAGAGATTACTAAGGCAGAAGATGCTGAAGCAGTCGAAACAGTAGCAGAAGCAGTTGTAGAAGTATCTAAGTCAGAAGAAGTAGTTGCTCAGGCAGTTACCGAAATGAAAAATACTCTAGAATCAGCCTTTAGCGATCTAGTGTCAACAGTAAAGGCTTTGCAAGCAGAAGTAGAACTTCTTAAGTCTTCAAAGGTTGATGTTGATACAGTTAAGGATTCGTTCGCAGCAGTTGCAAAAGATATTGCATCAGTTACAGACGAATTTAATAAATTTGGAAAACGAGTAGACGCTGTGGAAGCAGACACCGCATTCCGAAAGTCTGGAGATATCGGCGATATCTTCCAGTCTCAGCCTGAAATGGTTGAAAAATCCCTATGGGGCGGTAGTTTCCTCAAAACAGCCGATCTATTCAAATGAACAAATCACTAGGAGGTGACAATATGTCAGAAGAAATAATCAAAAACCAGCCAGGCGAAGGTGGAGAACTAGGTGGAACAGCACCAGGACTTTACCAGGGCCAAGGTGCTTTCGCATCAGGTGGTATTGGTGGAGTAACAAACCCAGGTGCAGATACACTTGGTAATATTCCAACAGCAACACTTGGATCAACAAGCGGAGCGAATGCTGTTAACCCTAGTGGTTCAGCGGCTTCTGGAATTTTGCGCCCCGAGCAGGCACGTCGTTTTATCGACTATGTTTGGGACGCTACAGTGTTAGCAAAGGATGGCCGTCGTGTAACAATGAAGGCTAATTCAATGGAACTTGAGAAGGTAAACGTCGGTGAGCGTGTAATTCGTGCAGCAGCGCAAGCAATTGGTACATACACAAACACAGGTGCAACATTCTCTAAGGTCGAACTTACTACCAAGAAGATTCGTCTTGATTGGGAAGTAACTGCAGAATCTTTGGAAGATGGTGTCGAAGGTGATGCTCTAGAAGATCACTTGGTACGCTTGATGACCAACGCATTCGCAAATGATATCGAAGATCTCGCTATCAATGGTGATGGTGCAACAGGAGCATTCTTGTCAATCATGCCAGGCTTTATCAACAAGGTAAAGACAAACGGAGATGCACATGAGTCAGTAGTGACCGTAGCAGATAATGCTTGGACACCTGATGTAATGCAGGGCATCATCAATGCAATGCCTCGTAAGTACCGTGCACTTAAGAACAATCTTAAGTTCTACGCAGGTACCGATGCATTCGGTGGAATCGTTAAGAATAACGGTACACTTGCTGACGCAGTCGCTGAAGCGTTTGCTGGACAAATTCCAGGAAGCACTCAAGCAAACCGTCAGTCATACCTCGATGGTATCGGACAGACATTCGGTGGAGCACGTACAACTCGTGTTCTCGGAATTGAAGTTCAGGAAGTTCCTTACTACCCAGCAGGCTATATCGATTTGACATTCCCTGCCAACCGTGTATGGGGATTCCAGAGAGATATCACTGTAAACCGTGAGTACGTAGCAAAGAAGGACACAATTGAATACACAGTATTCGTCCGCTTTGGTATTCAATGGGAAGAAGAGGATGCAATTGCATTCGCTGACGCTGCTGCAGAGGCATAATCTGTAACAGTAACCTTTAATGGGGGGCGGGAGTTCACTCTCCTGTCCCCCTTAATACTTTAATGATATAATACAAACAAGGAGGATTCAATGGAAAATAATGACAACGAAATGCGATCAATACATGACTATGTAGAAGATTCAGCAATAAACCAAGCACCAGCAGAAGTAGTTGCTGAAGCGCCAGAGCCAGTTGCAGAACCTGTAGCAGAACCTGTAGCAGAACCTGTAGCAGAACCTGTAGCAGAACCTGTAGCAGAGCCAGTTGCAGAACCTGCAGCAGAGCCTGTTCAGGCACTAGGATTTCTTAGTGGTGGCGCTATAGGATCTATGGCAGCAGATGGTCCAAAAAAGAATGTTAAGTCAGCAAAAGACCTTGGAGACAAGGTTGCTATCTACTCAACAAAAAATGTTCGTTGGGAAGAAGCAGGAGGGGCTATTTATAGAGGCGTCAACATTGTAACAAAAGAACAAGCAGATAAATGGCTAACTCGCTCACACGCCCGCCCAGCAACACCAGAAGAAGTTCAAAAGGTTTTGGGGTAACTTAGTATGGAGATATTGAGAGTTCCGCCATACGCAGATATACCAGTTACTTATACAATCCCTGCATCTGTAGTGGATGAGGATGTAACTGTTTTTATTACTGATATGGCGGACCTTTCAGTCTCCACTCTAGAATTTGAAGAACTTTCGACGGGAGATACAATTACTATAAACCTTCCAGGAAGGTATGACTCTGAGTATCGGGTAGAGATTAAAATTTTAGACGATATTGTTTTTGACGACTCTTATGAAACAACTAGGCCATATGTTAATCCATCAACAAAAGGGAATACGGCATCTGAGATTTCTGCTTATGCAGATAGTGAAGGAATAGCAAGAGCCATTATTGATTCAATAGTTGGAGAAGGTTTTTATTATAAGAAAAAGGTTTTAAATTTTACAGGAACTGGATCAGATTATTTACCTATCTGGGATGATGTAAAAAAGGTTTTAAGTGTATACGAAAATAACAAGTTGGTAACAGACAGAGAGTATGAAGTAACATCTGACAAGACAGCAATTGTTGAAAAATCAACAGACAATATTAATCGTGCTGAATCTGCTCCACTAGTTTTGCCAGCAGCATCATCAGACTCTCTTGATCCACAGTTCGTGTATAGAGGTTTTGGAAAAACTTGGGATTATAGAATAACTGTTGAGTATGGCTATTCAGCGGTTCCATCGGACATTGTTAAGGCAACAGAAATGCTAGTACACGACATAGATTGTGGAAAGTTAGATTATTATAAGAGATTTATATCTTCTTATAACACAGATCAATATAGAATTCAATTTGACAAAGGTTTATTCGAAGGAACAGGAAATATACTTGTAGACAAGATACTTTCGAAGTATACTAAGTCTATTACAAAACTTGGGGTGTTGTAATGACAATATGCGAAACCCCAGACTTCATGTTCCCAATGCAAGCATCTCTGTATCATCCAATTGTTGAGCAAGGAGACTTTGGCGCAATTAAAAAACAATGGGTTTTGGATAGAACTTTTGCATGTACCTTTTCATCAGGTGGTTCAGCATTTAAAGAAGAAGTAAAGCCAAACGTAAATATTACTCAAAACTCTTTGTTGGTTGGCAGAACAAAATCAGACATAAGAATTTCTTCTAGAGAGGGCAAAAACTCTTTAACGAACATTCTTATATCAGACATTAGAGACCAAGAAGGAAATCTTATTTATATAGAGACTTCTGGGGTTAGGTCTGGAAAAGGAACCCTATTTGAGATAGCAACTTACGAACCTTTTGTGGGCCCATTTGGAGTTGTAGAGTCCTACAAGTTAGTTATTAGACGATCAGAGAATCAGTCAGGTGATTTATGAAAGCAGTATACAACAGCAAAAAGTTTAAAAAAGAAATGAATAATATTATGAATTATTCCTTTGGGTTTTTAGATGGTGTTCAAAAAGGAAAGACTCCATTCTTAAGATCTTTGGGAGTCAATACAGTTGAAATAATGAAGCAATTCGTAGACTCAAATGCCAGGGTAAATCCAGAAATGCTTCATCATATTTATGAATGGAATCAAACAGGAAGCCCTGGTGCAAGACTGTATGACCTATCTTTTACAACCAGCAATCTTGGATTATCTTTTAAGTCATCTTTTCGTCAATCAACATCAATTAAGGACGGATCTAAGGTTCCGTTTTATGACAAAGCAAGAATTATTGAAGATGGGATTGCTGTAACAATTAGACCAAAAGCCTCAGAGGTTTTAAGTTTTGAAGAAAATGGAGAAACCGTGTTTACAAAAAGCCCAATCAGAGTTGAAAATCCTGGAGGAACAGAAGCGCAGGGTGGTTTTGAAAGAACCATGGATCTGTTTTTTGATAAATATTTTTCACAATCATTTTTAAGAACTAGTGGAGTTGCACAATATCTTGAAAATCCAGAGGTATATAAAAAGAACTTAAGGGCAGGACAAAAGAGAGGCAGAAGCAAAGGCGTTTCAGTTGGATACGTTTGGATTGCTAATGCAGGGGTGGGTGCATAATGGCTATTATTCATCATCCACCAACAATTATTAATGCTTACTTGGCATCAAAAATAAGTCCAAATTTTAACCCAGACGATTCTATTGGAGGATCAGAGTCATTTGGAACAACATACTTTTTCCCTACTTTGCCTACACAGATAGACGATCTCACGAATACATTCCCAGACAGCAATGGTGTTTTTGGTGTGTATGACAGAATGTTTAAAATGAGAAGAGTTCCATTTCCATACATCAAGTGCGAGCAACTGCTCTACTACTTTTATTCTGTAGGTGAAGATGCACAAGCAAATATGATAAAAGTTCAGCAGCAGGTTAGTGATCTTTTGGACTATGCAGATATATCAGCACAAGAAATAAACTGTTGGGCAAGAGAAAATGTTGATAAGTGGAGCAATAACTCTGAACCATGCTTTTTCCATAACTTCAAGATCTATCAACTCGAAGAAACCAGAGATATTGTAGACTTTGGCACAGCCCGTACTTATGCGGGGAATAAGATAATCATAGACTATGACTGGCACCCAGATAGAAGAATAATTCCAGGATCATCCTTAACAGACTTTACGCCTACTCCTACACCCTAATAAAAAGGCAGTATAATTAGGATGAGGAAACAAGCCCTTTTTTAATAAAATGAAAGAGGTGAGAAAATATGGCATACAGCCGTGGTTCAAGTAGTAACATCATCGTGGGTGCAGCAGCACTTTTTACGCATGATGCAGGTCCACTAGGATACGTAGATGCAGGTGTAGATCTAGGAAAGATTACTGATGCTCAAGCAGTATTAGATCTTCCAGCAATGACACCAAGCACAACATCCTATAAGGAAGCATTGTCAACAGACACTGCATTTACAAATATCGGTTACACATCAAATGGTTTGGAACTAGCGTTCGAACCAGATTTTGGTGAGGTAGCAGTAGATCAACTTCTCGACGTTGCTCGTTTATTCAAGCAAGGTATGACAGTTAACTTAAATACATCTTTCGCAGAGGCAACACTAGAAAATCTTCTAGTAGCAATTGCAGGAGATGAAAACGACCTAGATGATTCAACCGCAGGTCTTCTAGACATGAAAATGTCTGCAGGAGACATCGGTGACGTTCCACTAGAGCGTGGTCTAGTAGCAGTAGGACCAGGTTCTGGTTCTTCTCTAGATCCAAAGGAAAGAATCTATGTTGCATACCGTGCACTCTCAATTGAGAGCGTAACAGTATCAGCAAAGCGTGATGAGGCTTCAATGTTTGAAGTATCATTCCGTCTTCTTCCAAACGATGACGCATCATACGGTAAGATCGTAGATCGTTCACTCGTATAATACAACTTAATAGGACTAGCCCAGACCCTTGAAAGTCTGGGCTTTTCCATTTCTATTTGGTATACTTAGATAATGGCAACAAGCATATATAAAAAAAGAAAGTTTTATTTGGTAGACAGGACAGAAATAGTTGCTGGTCCTCTTAAAATAAAATACCTTAGAGATTTTTTAGAGAAGTTTGAGTTAATCAAGCAAGCACAAACAGACAATGAATCAATATCTATTTTAGTTGATTGTGCACTGATAGCGATGCAGCAGTATGCTCCACATATCAAAACGGTGGATGACCTTGAAGACAACCTAGATCTTCCTACAATTTATGAGGTTTTGGACATTGCAGCGGGAATTAAAATTAATGCAAAATCAGAAGAGACAGTAAAGTCTCAAGCAGTAGATAGTGGATCTACTTGGGAAACACTAGACTTGGCAAAACTAGAGTCAGAGGTATTTGTCCTTGGAATATGGAAAGACTATGAAGAATTAGAAGAGTCTTTATCTATGCCAGAATTAACTGCAACACTTGAAATAAAAAGAGAATTAGAATACAATGATAAAAAGTTTTTTGCTGCAATGAAGGGTATTGACTTGGACAAAAAGTCAGGCAAGGGTAACGAATGGGAAGACATGAAAGCCAGGGTATTTAGTAAAGGCAAAGCAACCAGTGGAAATGACATACTTGCCCTGCAAGGTAAAAATGCAGAAAGGGCTGGGTTTGGAATCGGCATGGGCCTTACCTATGAGGTTTTAGAATAGCCAAAAAATAAGCCTGTCCTATGGTATAATTAACTAAACCTTATAAGGAGGGGAAATGCCTACAAAAGTTGAAGAAAACGAACAACTACAACTTATCGATGGAACAAAGTTTGAAGTAAGACCACTAAAAATCTCATTGCTAAAACCGTTTATGAAGAAGTTTAATGAGTTGCAAGAAGTGGCAGAAGATAATGAAAAATCAATGAATGTTCTGCTAGATTGCGTACAGATCGCATTCAAGCAGTATTTGCCTGCAGTAGCAGACAACAGAGAGGCGATTGAGGAAAATCTAGATCTTCCTACAGTCTATAAGATTATTGATGCAGCGTCAGGAATGAAACTGGCAGATGCAACAGGTCTTTTAAACTCAATTAAATAAAGAAGAGGGTGTTAATGAGTGGCTGATGTAAACTCCAATATTGGTATTAATTTTGATACCAGAGCAGCCCTCGCATCTCTTCGTAAACTTCAGGCTGGCTTAAGCACTTTTAATCAATCCCTAACTCAGGGAAATGTTGCAGCAATGAATGCCCAGAAGGGCCTCAACGAAAGACTCATGCAGTCTATCAATGCAACTGGAAAGTTTGTTGCAAGTCAAAAAGAAATAGCAACAAGTACAGCGTCTTTTACATCCGCCCTTGAAAAAAACCAACTGTCAATGCGACAGTACTTTAGGTATACAGCAGCAGCAGCGACGGCAAATACAAAAACTTTTAAAGGAATGTTTGCTCAAGAGCGTGAAATTATTAACCGTGCTCGTAAAGATAGAGTAAAACTTCTTCAGTCGCAATACATTCAATTGGGTAATGCCAATGGAGATCTTGTCAAGGTTTTGCAGGTAGTTCCAAAACATCTACAAATGACCAATGGCAGATATACAGACTATGCCACAAGAGTTCAGATGGCTGCACAAAGGCAGCAGTTCTTAAACCAATTATTAAAGCAAGGTTCTACAAACCTTCTAAACTTTGGTAAGAATACTCAGTGGGCTGGTCGTCAGTTGATGGTTGGTTTGACAATTCCTCTTTCCATCCTTGGATCAGCAGCAGCCAAAACATTTATGGAAATGGAAGAGGCTGTTCTCAAGTTTACAAGGGTATACGGAGATATAACTACTTCTGGAGATGCAACCAATAAGGCAGTTGCTGACATACAAAGATTAGGTAGAGAGTTTACTAAATATGGTATTGCAGTAAAAGATACTATGGAAATGGCTGCAACCGCTGCAGCAATGGGTATGATGGGAGATGCTCTTGAGTCTCAAGTAGTTCAGGCAACAAGACTTTCTGTCCTTGGCCAAGTAGAACAGCAGCAAGCACTTGAAACAACAATTTCTTTACAAAACGCTTTTGGAGTATCGTCAGAGCAACTTGCACAAAAAATTAACTTTCTCAACGCAGTAGAAAACCAAACTGTCTTATCTATTGAAGACTTGACTATTGCAATTCCAAAGGCAGGACCAGTTGTAAAGCAACTTGGTGGATCTGTTGAAGACTTAGCGTTCTTTATGACTGCAATGAAGGAAGGTGGAATTAACGCATCAGAAGGTGCTAACGCACTTAAGTCTGGACTTGCATCCATCATTAACCCAGCAAAGAAAACTAGCGAATTTCTTGCAGAGATGGGAATTAACATAAAAGGCATTGTTGATAACAACGCTGGAAATTTAAAAGGTACTGTAGTAGGACTTGCTAGAGCACTAGATACATTAGACCCACTTAATCGTTCAAGGGCAATTGAACAACTATTTGGCAAGTTCCAGTTTGCTCGTATTTCTACATTATTTCAAAACATTGTAAAAGATGGTACACAAGCATCTAGAGCACTCGACCTTGCTGGAGCATCAGTAGAAGAACTTGCAATCTTATCTGAACGAGAATTAAAAAGAGTTGAAGATTCAACAGGGGCTAAATTCAAAAAAGCCATGGAAAATTTAAAGAATGAATTAATCCCAGTAGGAAAAGCATTCTTAGAAGCAATAACCCCAATAGTTGGATTTGTTGGAAAACTACTAGCAAAGTTTAACGGATTAAGCGACGGAACCAAAAAAGCAATAACTATTATGATCGGCGTACTTGGTGCTATTGCCCCAGTTGCTCTTATGACATTCGGTATCCTTGCTAACGGACTTGCAAACATAATTAAGTTCTTTGCAATGCTACGTGGAGGAATTGCTAAACTTAACGGACAAAACAATGTTCTCGGTGGAGGGTTTGACTATTTAACTAATAAACAAATTGAATTGCTTGCAGAAACAAATGCTCTTCACACTTCTCATCAACAACTCATAAGCACTTTTAATGTTGAGAAATCTGCAGTTGATGCATTGGCGTTGGCCTATCAAAATGCAGGAACTCAGGCCAGAAACCTTGCAGCGACATCCCCAGGATTATTTAACTCAGTTCCAGGACCAGCAGGAGCCGTTGCAGGGCTACCAAAATACGCAGATGGTAAAAAGGCTGAAGTCGTAACTGTTGGCGGTACTGGAAATCAAGATTCAGAGTTAGCATTGCTTACACCAGGAGAAACAGTTATCTCTGCCCCTATGAGTGATAAGTATGGAGCATTAATCAATGCAATGATTGATGACAAGATTCCAGGATATAAGAGTAGCAGGAGAAGCGGTAATCCAGATGCAAATTGGTTAAAAAGCCAGATAGCACAGCGTAGTTCTATGAGTGGTATGCCATTAATTGATTTGCCAACTAGTGGTGCAGTTCAGGGAGGAACATTTAATGATGCGACATACTCTGTAGATGCAATGATGGCACCAGGAAATAATGCAAGTGGTCCAGGAATGGACCTTAAATGGTTAGCCAAAAGTGAAGAAGCAAAGGCATCAATAGTTTCTGCTCTAAAGGTAGGACAGATGAGAGCAGAAGGAGTAAGAGTTGAATATGATAGATACTCAGAATTCTGGTCTAGTATAACTTCTGAGTTAGACGAAATCGCAGGAATTTTTCAATCAACAGCAGTGGGTGCTGCATCTGTAGATGCTGCTGGTAAAAAGGCTTTTCCACTTATTGAAGCAAGGATTCGTGAGATGGAGGCTAGTGGTAGACTCTCTGCTGAAGATGCTGCAAAGTTACAGGCTAGAACCAGAGCCTTGCTTGATCCAGCACCAGAGGATAGGACAGCATCAAGAAACAGAAGATATGATTTAGCAATAGATCCAGAAACTGGTGGAGAGGTTGTCAAACGTAAAGGTTGGGACGGTAGAGAAAGTCATTCTGGTCCTACGTACAACTCAGATCCATTCCAACAAGCAATGCCGTGGGAATTAGAACAAAGAGGGCTTCCTGTTCCAGAAAACTACGGCAAGTATCAGTTCGCACACGTAGCAGACAGACTTGAAGGAGAAGCAATAACTAGACCTATAACTACTAGAAAATATAGAGATAGTTCTGGTCCTACACCAGGCGAAGCAAAACTTAAAGAAATGATGGCTGCAAAACAAGATATAAAAGAAGGAATGCAACTATCAACTGGTGAGGAACTTGCTGCATGGGTTGATGCTCAAATAACTAATGCAGAACAAAAAGCAGAAACAGCATCACCATCAAAAAGAACAAAACGCCTTGGAAAAGATATTGCAGATGGTCTTGCACAAGGATTAGAAGAAGGACAGCCTGCAGTAAGGGCACAGTCTTCAAGACTTGCTGACGCTGCAATACCTTCAGCAGCAGAAACACAATCAAAAGTTTCAAAGATGGATCTTGGAAATAAAGCATTCTATGATGACATTAATACTCCAGAAATGCGTGATGAAAGACAAGTTCTTAAATCTCTTGACAGACAAAGACGTAAGCGTGGCGCTAAGGGTTCTGTAGAACTTCCAGCAGAAAAAACAGCAACAAAAACTAGAGTTAGTTTAGCAAAGAAAACACAGGTACAGAGTAAGGAAATTGCTAAGGAAACAGAGAACCTAGCAAACTCAACTGTTATTGTTGCAGAAGAAACAGACGAATTTGCCAATGTGACTCAGGCTGCAGTAGATGCTCAAACAACAAACACGTCTAACCTGATCACAACCAACCAACTAACCAATGCAGCAAATAACAACCTTGGAGAGATGCTTCCTTCAATGGATCAAGCAGGTATTGCACAACAAGATATTGCACAATCTTCAGCAAATATTGCAAAGACAAACGAAGAAATAGAAGCAGAAAAAAGAAAAGAATTAGACAGACTAAAAGCATATAATGCTCAAGAAGCAGCAAGACAAGCAGCAGAGAATGGAATTGTTCCTCCTGGAAGCCAGTCAGTAGATAATAGAATGGGCTCTGTTGAAGCATATGAGGAAGCATCCACTTACACAAGAGATAAAAATGGACAGATTTTATTTGATCCCGAACTCGATGCAGACGGAAAGAAGCAGCCAACAACTCTTTCAGAAAAACAAATTGCTCAAAAAAAGCGAGGCATGAGAAGAGAAAAAGTTGGAAGAGTGTCTGGCAAGATTTCAGGAGCAGCAGGAACAGCAGCGATGGTTGCGGGTATGGCAGGAGCCCCACCACAAGTAGTTGCTGGTCTAGGAGCAGTAGCAACAGTTGCACAGTTTGCACCAATGCTTGCAGGCCTCACAGGACCGCAGGGTATTGTAGTAGCACTAGCAGCAGTTGCAGCAGGAGCATACTTATTTAATAAGCACCTTAATGCTATGGCAGGTAAGGCAGCACAATTTGCAAAAGACCTTTCAGCAACAAGAAGTGGACTTCAGGCAATAGGTGAAATAAGTGGCAAGGTTGGCGCATCCGAAATAATGGATAAGCGCAGACAGTCTAGCCAGTATGGGAAATACAACGAAACAACAAAGATTGATGACACATTTGGAAAGCAGTTCCTAGGGTCAGATCCTGGTAAAAAAGAAAAGGCACTGTTCCAGCAAAATGTTAAAGACTTTGGTAACGACAAGGCTGTTTCAGATCTAGCATTAAAACTTTCAACTGCTGTTGCAGACGGTGTTTTAGATATGAATGCAGCAAATAGTATTGCAAGCAACCTTGCTTTAGAACTTGGCGATCAAAAAATTGAATCACAGATAATTGGACAGATAGTTACATTACTTGGACCAGATGGAAAGAACCTAAAAGATAGTCCAATTGAAACTAGAATAATGCTTGTTGCAAAAGCAAATGTTAGAACTGATAAACTTGAAAATGAAATTAGTCAAAAATCTGGATTGTTTGAAAGTTCAAGAAAACAGGTTGCAGCATTAGCAGCACTGAATATGAACAATATCGAAATGGCAACAATGATGGCTGACCAGGTTCAGTTCGAATATGAAACTCAAAAGAAAAAACTAGAAACAGAGTTAGCGTCAACAACAAATGCACAAAAGAAATTAGACATTGAAGAAAAAATTAAAAAACTAAATACTCAAAATGTAGCAGATACTGAAAAGATGAATAGTCTTATTGTTAATCAAATTGCTAAAAGTCAAGCAAGTTTTGACAAGGTTTATAGCAATTCCGTTTGGGGCAAACAGGCTATGCGTGAAGATGCATTCTTTGATGCATCTAGATCACAGGTTGAGTCAACATACAAGGGTACAGATCAAGAAGATGCTGCAAAGAAGTTTTTAAATAAAACTGAAAGACTTACTACAGATACAGTCACTGGTAAATATAATGATAAGACTGGACAATATGTAAAAACTGGACTAGGAACAAAACAGGCAGCACAAAGATTCCAGGCAAAAATGGAAATGCTTGTTGGAAGCAAGGTTCTAAGTCCAGGAGAAGCAACAAGTTATATGGATCTATTTACTGGCAAACTTCCACAACTAGATCTGCTGCTTAATGCTGGGCTTAAAACTCAGGGTGCAGCAAAAACAAAAGAATTGTTTAACATGTTTGCAGGCTTTAGTAGCAAGGGAAGAAAGAAAGCACAAAACATAATTACTACAATTATTATGAACAAGAAAGATCCAAAAGAGTTTGATGCAATTATGGAAACCCTAAAGGGCATTCAATCATTGGATGGAAACACTATTGACTTTGAGGTTTTGGTAAATACAATTGGTTTAGAAGGAATTGAAACACTAAAAACACAAATGGATAATATTGAAAAATTAAAAGAAGAAGCAGCCAAAAAGGGTGAAAAGAATATGGACCTTGAGGCAGCAAAGGCTGTCAACCCTGCACAAGCAGCAGCAATTGATGCCCTTAAAGCAAATACAGAAAGATACAAGGAATTCCAAAAACTAAGTTTAGACGGTCAGGCAGAATACTTACAAAAACTTGCTACACAGTTTGCTTATGAGTCAACAGTAACAGATGCAATGAGGGAAGCAGACAGAGAACAGTTAGCAAGTACATTGGCTTTCCAAAAGGCATCAGCAGATGGAGTTGCATATGGAAGTGCTAGATACTTAGAAATTGTCGCAGAATTTAAAAAAGAATTAGCAAAACTTAGCCCAGAACAAATGGCAGTACAAAAACTAGAAACCAGTTCTGTTGGAGGATTGACATCTCTCGGTGCCCCTGTTGACACTACTCCTGATGGTGGTAAGGGGTCAAACCCATTAGACTTCCTTGATGACCTTGCAATGAGAATTAAAAATGTTCGTGATGGGGCATTTGATGCAACCAAGCCACTACAGTCTATGCTTGCTGCATTCGGTAGCAAAAAAGCACAAAAGGATATTTCTCGTGCATTTGACTTGTTTGATGGTTTGCAGCAAAGACTTATAAATCTAAAGGCTCCAAAAGAATTTAGAGATATGATTGCCTCTATGTCTTCAGAAGACTTTAAGAAACTGGCAAATCTTAAAGGCAAAAAGGCTATATTTGAATTTGAAAAAGGTAAGCCAAAAACAAAGGCAAACATAAAAGGATTTACTGGCACTGGTAAAAAGATTATGAGAACCTACAACGAGGCTATTGTAGGAGAGGCTAACGTCGTTAATAGAGAAGCGGTAGAGCAAGTTGCAAATCAGGAGAAGGCTTTTAGAATTTTAATTTCAGAAGGAGCGACTGCAACAGAAGCATTAGAACATGTTCAGGATGCTGCTACTGCAGCAGCAATTGCAGCAGGAGCACTTGGCAAAAAGGGAAGCAAGGAAAGAAAGCAGTATATTGAAGATCTTAAAAAGGCTACTGATGAAACAGAAAGGTTTGCTCTTAAGCAAAAAATGATTCAGGCTAACGAAGAGTTTAAACTTCTTGAGCAGATGCCTAAACTTGGAACAGCAATGCAGGCAGCAGGCTTCTCTGCAGATCAGATGTCTGAAGTTTTGAATGACCCAGCACTTGCAAAACACTTGATTGAAGACTTAAAGGATGGAAAGGTTGATGCTCAAGAAATTGCTGACTATTTAAACTCTATTGAAGCAAAGAAAATTATTGATATTCAAGTAAATTATAACTCTGGAAAATATTCTGAGTCTGCTCAGCCTGGTATGGATCTTGTAGATGAGATGTTTTCTGTGCAGGAAGAAATGCTAAGAACAGGCGCAGACCCAAGAACATCGGGTATGGTTCAGCAAATGAACGCTAACAATAAGCAAATTCAAGATGCAGAAATAGCAGCAAAAGGTTTTAGGCGTCAAATCGAGTTAATTAATCGTGAGATTAGAGATATAGAAAAAGATATTGAAAAGAATTATACAAGACCTATAGAAGAAATGCAAGAAAAAATTAGCGATAAGCAAAGAATTTTGGAGATGGATCCAGAATTTGGTGATCGTGCCATGGAGGAAATTAACAAGCAAAATGCGAAGATGTCTAATGACTCTGCAATTATGGCTAATCAAGCAGAGCAAATTAATAAAGAATATGACAAGCAAGCAGAGGCTCTTGCTAAGGTTGCAGAAGTTAATGAAGAAATTCTCAATCAACAAAAGAGTCAACTTGATATTGCAGGCGCACTAACCAGTGGAGATATATCGGCAGCAGCAAAAGCAGCACAAGATGCTCGTGCACAATCAGCACAAAGGTTTAGTGGATCTGTGGCTGATGCTTTGCAGCAGTCAAGAGAAAATGAAATTAGAGGCCTTAGAGGAGCAGAGACTGGTTTGTCTCAAGAAGAAATTGATCAAAAGCAGTTTGAGAATTCTCAAAAACTTTATCAAATGGAAAACGATCCAAGACGAGTTACAATTCTTCAAGACATTAGAAATCTGGAAGATCAGATTTATGATTTAGAAGAAGCACGTGAAGCAAAACTTCTTGAGATTCAGAAAAAAGAAGATGCTATTTTTGAAATACAAAAGAATCAACTTGAGCCGTTAGAAGATAAAATTGCAGACCTAACTTTTGCCAACGAACTAATACAGGCACAAATAGATAAACTTGTTTCAGAACTAACAGTTCTAGATAAAACTAAGTTAGAGTGGGATGCCATAAAAGCAAAAATTGCAGCAAACTCTCTTGCAGGAAAAGATTTTGATGCTGTACTAGGAGCGTTGCTTGCATCAACCGCTGCGATTGACGCAAAGTGGGCAAGCATACTTGCTAAGTTAAAAGAATATAACTCAACACCAGTTTCTGTTAAAAATGCACAATCAGCAGTTGTAGCAAACGCTGCTGCAGCAGCAGCAAGCGTAGCAGCAGACAAAGCAGCAACTGATGCAATAGTTGGGGCAACTACAGATGCAGCAGCAGCATCAAAAGCAGCAGCAGACGCATACGCTCTAGCCAAAGCAGCGGGAGATATGAATGCAGCAGCCATTGCTGCAGCAGGAGTAAATCCAAGTGCATTAGCATCAGGAGAGTCTGGGGCTATTGGAGCAGCATCAATAGCAGCACAATTGGCAGCAGCAGAAAGTGCATTAAGATTTAATACTGGACTAAACATTATTGCTGATAGACGACAAAAGTTTGGATATATATCAAAGGGTGGCTTAATTCCTAAGTTCTTTGCTCGTGGAGGATTTGCTAAAGGAACTGATACTGTTCCTGCAATGCTTACCCCTGGAGAATTTGTAATGAGTAAGTATGCTGTAAATACTCACGGCGTCGACACAATGAAGTCATTAAATAGCGGAAAGCCAGTTGGCGGAGCAGTGTATAATAATACATACACATTAACAGTTAACGCTAAAACTGATGCAAATCCTAACGAGATTGCACAAGCAGTTATGTCGACAATTAAAAATGTTGAGAATAGACGAATTAGAGGAGTGTCATTAAATGGTTGAAGAAGTGATAGACCCAAGAGTTACTTACATGCTTGGTCGTCAAAAATATTATAGACCAAGCGGTATGCTTTGGTCAGAAAATACTGGCACTTTGCAAAATGGAATTTATGTTCCTAATGGCTATGAAATCGGGGCAGATCCAGAAGGAATAGAAGATCCATCATTAGCAGATCAATTCCTACTGATAACTGATGACAATAGGCAGCCAATACAGTTTAAAAATGAAAGAATAGAAAAAAGAGAAAGAATGATTAATGGTCGCATGAGATCATATCATATTTCAGACAAACTCACTCTAAGTACTAGTTGGACATTGATTCCTTCTAGGTCTCACGATGATGTTCCCACATTTGACACAATTAGTGGGCTTTCTCCAAAAAGGTCCTACACAACAGATGGGGGGGCAGGTGGTGCTGACATGCTTGAGTGGTATGATGCACACAAAGGTTCTTTCTGGGTATTTCTTGCATATGATAGAAAAGGAATTTTTAAAGGAACAGAAGCGCCATATGATCATCTTCGGCAGTACAATCAATTGATTGAAATGTTTATTACTGACTTTTCTTATTCAGTTGAAAAAAGAGGAACTAAGTTTGACTATTGGAATGTCTCAGTAACCTTGGAAGAAGTATAATGTTTGAAGACAAAGACCTGCAAACCTTTTTAGAGACTGCTGATACTGTTAGAAATAAGTCAGCAGTTATTGCAGAATTAAATATGAACAGAACAAACAATATCAAGCATATTGGTAATTATAGATATAGACCAACCCAAACTTCAACACCAAACCCAATAAGTTCGGTATGGACCATTACCCCAGGGGCTTTTTGTTCACCTGCTGGAGCAATAGGCAAATCTTCTTCAGGTGCGACTTATGAGTGTAAGATTTCTGACACGGACACTAGAAATCGATGGAGGGTGAGTACAGAACAACCATCTTCTATATACTCTTCTTTACCTACAAGTTTTGATATTAATGATGTTGGAAATTTTTATACAGGAGCAACAGACGCTGATGTTTTAATAGATGGCACTTTTGAAAATGATAATACCCCAACTACATTTTTAACTAAAAAAGAAAAAACTCAAACGCTATACTCCTTAGAAAGTTGCTTTGAAAGATTTAGACCTAGATCTGGCATCAATAAGGCTGTATATTTTGAAAATGGAAAACTACATTATCCAAATATGTTTATGGCAGATAGACCAAGATATTATATGCCAGATAAAAAAGATAAGTTTAAATATTGGACATCATACAGGACTGAAACTAGATATAAGTACACATATAATGATGCTTCTGTTTCCTATGGATTTAGCGAAACATTTATTGACAAGGACAATACAGAAAAGAAAGGTGTAGCAGAAAATTTTGAGTATGGAATTGCATCAAAAATAAATGGTGTTCAAAATGCCATAGAAGATGCTTGTCCTTTCGTGGTATACAAAGAGCAAATACCAACAAACAGGGTTGTAATCAAAATGCAAACCCATACAGGCACTGAAGACCTTGGACCATTCTCCTCCTCGACAGGCTCTTTTGCTGACCCATTTTATGGAGAGGTAAATCAAAAAGTTCCAAGCAGATGGAAAATTCAATTCTTAAAAGAAGGAAATTGGCAAGATATTATTTCGTTTGATCCATCAAAAAGAAGAAAAGACGGTTCTGCAATTATTAAAAGCGATGGCTATGTTGAAATATCATATGGCTTTATCGTTCCAGACGAATGGATAGACACATTTGTTTTTGCCGAGGTATACTCAAGTGACACACTACTTCCTGAGCAGTCTGTTATTGGCTATGCATATCTTATTAAAGAAAATGAAAATGATATAGGAAAATATTATATATGGAATGGCGCAGACTACACAATTATAACTCCAAAATACGGATGGTATGTGCAGGATGAAACTGTTGATAGGTTAACCAACTTCCTTACAGATGCAACCTCCCCAGATAAATTTATCAACTCTTTAGATAATAAAATTAAATATCGAGAGTTTGAATACATTTCTGGAGTTAGGATTGTTGTAGATTCTATGACTGCAAAAGATTCCACTTTTGATCTTATTGAAATTTCTCCAAGACTTGCAATGAATCTTTCCGACAAGGTGTTAGATTATTCAATAAATAAAAGCGCATCTGATTTAGGTTTAAGTGGTTTGCCAGTAGGACAGTTAGTTGCATCAAATGGAAGCATTAATATTTTTGATCATGATCAGGCATTTAACGAAAATAACCCATCAAGTATTATTGCAAAATATGTAGATAGTCATGTGCAGTTTAAGTTTTATGAAATTATTATAAATGTTGGTGGTTGGGACTATTGGGTTCCTATGAAAACTTTATACTCTGATTCATTTCCAAAAGCAGATTTGGTCAATAAAAGAATTTCTATATCGTTAAGAGATATGTATTGGTATCTAGAATCAATTACAGCACCAGAAATATTAATGACAGAGGTTTCTGTTAGTTCTGCAGTTTCTCTTTTGTTAGACAGTATCGGTTTTTCTAACTATACATTTAGAAGAGTCTCTAATGAAAAAGAAATGGTAATGCCATTTTTCTTTGTTGCTCCAGATAAAAGTGTTGCTCAGGTGTTGCAGGATTTGGCAATATCAACACAGACAGCAATGTTTTTTGATGAGTACAATAACTTTGTTATGATGAGCAAAGACTATATAATGCCAACTAAAGAACAAAGACCAACCACATTTGCTCTTAAAGGAACTAACGATTTGTATGAAGATAGAGAAATTAAAAATAAAACTTTAGACAATGCAAAACTAGCAAACATTGTTTCGGTATCAAATGAGTCAAACACGGTTTACAACGGTGGCACAATAAATTACACTGTTAGACATATTCAAAGATCTATCGGTACTTTAAGACAGGCGAGTCTTCTAGAAGATGAAAGAATGTATGTGTATAAGCCAGCACTACTTTGGGAAGTATCTGGTACTGAGAACACAAAGTCAATTAATAACGAGGTTGGAACACAATCTTCATATGTGCTTGCTGCAATACCTTTAAGTTCTAACCTATCAGATAAAGTCCCAGAGGTAAAAAACGGTATCGTAATAAACAACACGTTTAGTCTTGGAGAAGCGGTATACTGGATTACAAGATACAATGGTTACTTTTACTCTAGTGGAGAAGTTATAAAGTATGACGCAGTTCAATATAACGTAACTGGTTCGGGCAATGTTTGGATATCTTCAGTTGAAGAGTATCAAAACTATTTCTCTAAACTTCCATTTAATGGAAAAATTTATCCAACAGGCCTTGTCAGAATTTACTCTGTTCCTAATTATTTTGAACAAGAAGGAATTTTAAAACTTAAAAATGGTCCAGTTGCCAAGCATGGCCGTGGTCAATTTGGAACAACAGTTGTAGAGCATTCTGCTGGTATATCTGATTATTGGAAATCTGAAGACAATGTAAAAGGATGTTATATGGCTTCAGAATATTTGTTTGAAACAAAAACTGATTTGCCACAAACAACAGTTGCTTCTGCAGGAAAAACAATAAGCAATGGAGCATCTTCTGATGCTTTGGCAAGAACTTCGACACGAACAGGACTTATTAGAAACTTTTTGTCAACCTCTTTAACAGGAGAGATAACTACACAAACTCAGCAGGTTCCTGGATCTGTTCAAGCATCAGCGCTTTCTTTGACTGGTCCCAACTTTACGACAAAAGATAAGCCAAGAGATTTTGTATCATATGTGCATAAGCCTTTGACAGATAAAAAATATAAGCACTTTGGAACTAGAATACGACTAGTTGGTAAAATTGAAAACAGTAGTGATCGTGGTCAAACTGCTAATGGTGCAGCATCATACTATGTTATAAATGGTTCTACCCCAGATAAAAATGTTACAATATCTGGAGGGTCTGGAGGTATAGCAGTAATGCTAAACCCAACAACCAACGTTGGATATTATTTTGAAATTGCAGCACTTGGATTAAATAAGTTGTCAGAAAAAGAAAAACAAAATGTTCACAATGTTTTGTTTTATAAAGTCAAGTCTGACAATGGTAAAGCAATTCCACTTACCCTATACAAAGGCTTAGCCAAGATTATAGTAGATGATGGCAGGTTCACTGGTCAGTCAAGATTATTTGCTGAAGAAAATCCGACGGTATATGACTTAGCAGTAGAATATGAAAACATAGGAAACATAAGAAGGTTCTACCTATACATAAATGGAACCATGGTAAAAACAGTAGACGACTCAGATCCGTTGCCAGAGTATTCAAATATTGCTTTATTTACCAGAGGTTCTTCAAGAGCAATGTTTGAAAATGTCTATGCACTATGCAACAATTATTCTCAGAACACGTCATTCTCTTTGGGAACCGTTGTCAATTCTGTTTTTGCAGACTCTGATATTGATGCAAGTAACTCTTTCAGAAAATACGCTATGAGTGGATTAATACAAAGTACCTATCTTTCTGGAATTGGATCTTCAGAACCACCAAAGTATGATATTTATTTTGAGGAGTTTGGAAGTATAATGAGAGAAGTGGCAGAATTTAGTTTTAAATATGACAAAGCATTTCCAGCACTAACAGCAAAAATTTCTCCAACGTTCAATAAAATAAAAGGATTTGTTATTTCTGGATTTAGAGCAGGGTCATATGGCGCAGAATTTCTAGTGTTTAATGCAACAGATACTGCGCTTAATCTAGATGAAACTAGTGGAAACTATTTAAGAATTCAGGGAATTACTTTTACTCAGCAGTCAAGCAACACTTTGACAGTTGATCAATATTTTAATAAAAATAGCGTAATGTCAGATCCAAAATTTGTTGCAGACAAACTAATTTCAAATCCGTTTAAGTTTAAGTTAGACTACGAAGATATAAAGTTTAGCCGTATGCAGCACGGAAGAAAAGATTTTTCTTTAGATGCTGCCTATATTCAGTCACAAGATGAAGCATCTGAACTAATGAAGTGGCTTGTTACAAAAATATCAAAACCAAGAAAAGCACTTGGAGTTAAGATATTTTCTATTCCAACAATCCAACTTGGAGATATAGTAAGCGTAGACTACAAAGAAAATGGAATAGATATTGCTGCAGACTCTTCAAACAGATTTGTTGTATACAATATTGATTTTTCAAGAAATTCAAACGGTCCAGAGATGCAACTATTTTTAAGTGAGGTGGTATAAATGGCAGACACAAGCATGCCAGCAACAGCAGGAATTCCAAATCCAGTCAAAACCAATACCTCTGATTCTGTCAAAGTTGCAACCCCAGACTTACTAATATTTGGAGAACAGGCTGTTGCTATTGAAATAATGACAGACCTTATATTTGAAGATATAGGTGGTTTTGAACTTGCTACAATATCTAGGCACGACCTGGTCAATGGTCAGACAGTAATTTATACACCAATAAAAAATTTAACAGATCTTTACCTACAGTATAATCCAAACAATGTTTTAAGATTACAGTCTGCTGACTCATTTTTTAAATCACTTGCTATATCAATTCCAAACTATCTTCCTAGGTATGGAAACGGATACGACCTGGTCGATGGAGTAAAAGTCTACAACGGAAAGTCTATTTATATAGACCCAATAAGCGGAGACCTTGTGATTAATTTAATAAACATAAAAGAAAATGAGCAGGTAGAAGTTGAAATATTAACCGCTGGAAACACTTTTGATGATACAATATACTACGGGAGCACTCAATGATAACTAATGTAGGCAAGAACCTTTTGGCTAAGTACCTTGTTGGACAGACAACGTCTTACGCCTCTCATATTGCTATAGGCTGTGGACCAAAGCCAGTGGCGTCTGATTATCCTTTTACTAATTCAGAACTAGATGCAATAAGAGACAAGAAGTCTTTAGATTTTGAAATGTTGCGTATGCCAATTATCTCTAGAGGTTTTGTTGATGAAGGTGGTTTGTCTAAGATAGTCCTTACCGCAGAACTGCCTACAGCAGAAAGGTATGAAATTACAGAGGTTGGAATATTTTCTGCAGCATCAAACCCAGTAGCAGGATCATTTGATAGTAAAAACGTATACTCTTTTACCGATACTGATGACTGGAAATATAGTCAGGCAGGAGGTTCTCCTGTTGTAATACCTCCGAAACTTGAACCTCTAGACGGAGAAGATGCAAACGGAACTATAAACATAAGTGACAAAGTTTTTGCAACAAATGCCGATAATAGAATTTTTACATCAGATGACAGAGTTGGAAGAAATGAAAGATGCAGATTTTTAAATAATATAATTGTTCTGCGTGGAGACACATCAACAATTACAGTTGACGCTCAAGGAGAAATGCAGGCATCATCAACTTCTGACTACATAAGATTAGATAGCCCCTCCGTTAATTTTTCAAAGAATAGTCCTCTTGATGAATTAAGACTAGCATTTTCTATTGCAAGCAAAGTCGAAGACTCTTTGACAGTTCCAGACAATGTGAAAATTTTAATAGAGTTTTCTCATGTTAATTCTACAGGAGGCCAAGAGTATGCAAAGTTTCAGGTAGATATTGATGATCAGGCATTTGCTTCTGGAGTATCTACAGACAAAAGAAATCTTCAAGAAAATAGATATGTTGTTTCAGCAAAACAATTTCAAAATATAAAAAAGACAACAGGTTTCTTGTGGGATCAGGTTTCTTTGTCAAAAATTTATGGACAAATAACAAAGTCTGGAATTCCTTCAGACTCTTTCTATCTATGTCTAGATGGACTAAGACTTGAAAATGTTACGTCCACAAACTCTTTGTATGGCCTCACTGGCTATTCTGTAATAAAAAATAAACAAGAAAGGCCAATCATTAAGTCAGCAAATACTACAAACTATATTGAGTTTAGATTTGCACTGGATGTTTAATTATGTCAATCACACCAGATCCTGGAATTAAAAATGTTGTTGTTAAAAAAGAATTGTTGGGCAAGGTGACGACAGCGAACACCAAAATTTTAAGATTTAGGATAGTTGCAGAAGATAAAAATAGAAAATCTGCCTACTCTCCAATATTTTCTACCGAGTCCTCAGCAGTTGCTCCTGGAAGTGGTGATATAAATATTGTAGGGAATACAGTAATCGTAAATTGGGAATCGGGAGATGTTTCTACACAAATACTATATGATGTTTTTGTGGGTTTTGATTCTGCTTTGCCAACTTACAAAGCAACCACTGGATCAAGCAATTATTCATTTCTAAAAACTGGAACAAACTCTGTTCTAGTAATTGTGCAGGTATCATCAATAAATCCAGTTTTAAACGACGATTTAGAGATATACAACTCTGGAACCGTAAGTCTGGTATAATTATATTATGGCCATTTTACCCGTACCCGAAAGAGGGCAGCCACTAGACGTAACATATATATATCAGATTGTTAAGGCTGTTAATGATTTATCAACGCAGGCTTCAACATCTGTAAATAAATATGTTACAGTGGATACTCCAAATGCAGGAAAACAGAGCGTCAAAACATCAGAAGCAAGAATTATTGGCGGATATGTTCAAGTCACAAATGGCGTAAGCCAGACTGCTGGTTCTAGCCTTCCATTTTCTTATTCGTTTCCTACAGAGTTTAAGTTTACGCCAGTTGTAACAGCAACTCCTGTAAATATGGGAAATGTAACCGACGCTGGCAAAGATGTTGTTGTTACATTGTCTAGCGTAACTACATCAAGTATAGAGGGGTCAGTTAAATTTAACCTGGGCGGAGTTACAAGTGTTGGCATTAACCTTATTGCAATAGGCATACCAAACTGATGATTTTTTGTAAAAGATGCAAAGGCAGAATGTTTGTTGATCGACAATATTCAGAAATAAATAATATAGAAATGTATTGTATGTCTTGTGGAGCAAGAACATTTTTTCATCCACCTAGTAATTCTCAGGAGGGCAAGTGGTTATTAAAAAGGGAACAATTGAGAGCGAAGGCTACAATGTCCTCCCTGTAATTCCAGGGAACAAAAAGGTTTGGTTCTTAAACGGAGACTTAGTAAGGATACATCATCTTAACAAGTCTAATGGAATAATGTCTGTTTATAATATAACAAAGGGCCAAATTGAAAGTTGTTTAATTAGTGATTTTAAAAATAAAAGAGAGCGAGCCTACACCGTAGGTCAGACTGCTGATTTAGTTAATCGTCATAAAAAATATATGCCATCATTAATGAAACGAGGAGTCATCCCATTTCCGACGGGATCTCAAAAAGGTGGGGCAAGAGGATTTCAGGTAAGGTCATATTACTCTGAATCGCAAGTAAGAGAGATTCGTGATATACTTGCTACATACCATATTGGTAGACCAAGAAAAGATAAATTAATTACTAATGATATTACGCCCAGCAAGCAAGAGTTGACACGCAGAATGGGCGATGGTATACTTACATATACGAGAACAGAAGATGGACGGTTTGTCCCAATATGGGGCGAATCTATTTAGCGAAGGGTATAGCATGGAAAACGATTCAACTAAAGTGTCTGTAACACTTGGATACACACTAAATCTGGGAAATTTTCAATCACTAAGACTTGATCTTGGAGTAGTGGATTCTAAGCGTGACGGAGAAAATACTGATCAGGCTTTTGAGCGTGTCTACAAATTTGTTGAAGACAAACTAACTGCCAAGATTTTAGAAGCACAAACCGAGGCTGAAGAGAAGTAATGGCTGAACGCAAAGACCGTATGGCTTTGCTTTCAAGATACAGCAAGTATCATACCGCAAGGTACGAATCGAAGCCATCTCTAAATTTGAATGTAGAACAGTGGGCATCTGATGCCCTCATTGAGTCCTACACATTGCAGGGATGTTATGAGATACTTGAGTACTATTTTGCTGTTTCAGAAACCCCGTCATGGAATTATTTTGCATACAATGCAGAAAAAATATTACAGGCTAAAAGGGATAGATTAAAAGATAGTCAAGAAAGAGCAGAGCGTCGACGAATGGCAAAGGAGTGGCTAAGTGAATAACACAGAGTCAAAATTAATTACAGCCCTTCTTCAGGATAAACAGATTCACGTTTTGCTACAGGCCAATGTCGATAATCTTTTGAGAACCCATGGAGATATATGGAACTTCATACGTCTGTATTTTGAGAATAACTCGTCACTTCCACCAACAGACTTGGTAAGAGAAAAGTTTCGTGACTTTGATCCAGTCCCAGGAGTTGGCGCTACTAAGCATCACCTTGAGGAGTTGCAGGGAGAGTATCTGCGGGACAGTCTTAAAGACATACTAAGATCTGCTGCAACAGATGTTCAGCAGGGTGAGGGCAGCAAGGCCCTAGAAGGCCTCATTACAAAAACCTCAGAACTAAAAAAGAATACTGCTGCTATTCGTGATATTGATGTCACAGACCTAGAGTCTGCGATTGCTTACTTTGAAAATGTAAAGAAGCAACAAGCCCTAGGTCATATTGGCATCAAGACTGGTCTGCCAGGATTTGACAACTATTTACCCTCTGGAATCATGCCAGGGCAGTTGGGAGTCTTCTTGGCATATCCAGGTATCGGAAAGTCCTGGTTGGCTCTCTATTTCGCTGTACAGGCCTGGAAACAGGGTCGTAGCCCACTGGTCATAAGCCTTGAGATGAGTGAGACGGAGGTTCGTAATCGTGTCTTTACTATTATGGGCGAGGGACGTTGGTCACACCGCAAATTAAGCAATGGAGAAGTAGAGTTGGATATGCTAAAGGAATGGCATGCTAAAAATCTACAGGGTAAGCCAGAGTTTCATATTATTTCAAACGATCAGGGTGGAGAAATTAACCCATCCGTACTACGTGGAAAGATTGACCAGTACAAGCCAGACTTTGTAATCGTTGACTACCTTCAATTGATGGCTCCTAATCAGAAGTCAGACAATGAAACGGTACGAATGAAGAACCTTTCACGAGAACTTAAACTGATGGCGATTGGTGAAGAAGTTCCTATTATTGCTATTTCTTCTGCTACCCCAGACGATGTCAATGACTTGTCTACAGTACCTACCCTAGGTCAGACAGCGTGGTCTAGACAGATTGCCTACGATGCCGATTGGGTGTTGGCCCTTGGTCGTGGGACAAATAGCGATATTATTGAGTGTGCCTTTAGAAAGAATCGTAACGGATTTATGGGAGATTTCTTGGTCCAATGCGATTTTGACAAGGGATACTATAGGTATAAAGACTATGAAGATAAGTAGTTATAATATGGTATGTCACAAACCAGGGAGAACATACCTCCAGATTTCTATCATCATAAGCCACTTAAAAGGTTTTATATTAATGGCATAATTCAAGATGAGGCTTTGCTTGGAAGATTAAAGATAGAATACGTAAGGCTGTTAGTTTCAGAGATGAGGTTGAGTGGGTATGTTCCAAGGATTGATATTGACCCAGACTTCACTTTACGGTATAATGATAGTAAAGACTTTTTTGAATTTGAATTATCGGTACACGGAGTTTACGCAGGGAAAAGGAAGAGCGAATGGATAGCAGGAATAGACGGAACCAACCTAGTCCCTATACAGCCGAACAAGTCAAAAGAGTCCTTGCAGGATCAGGCACAACAGTCGAGTCAGAATTAGATGCAGATTTTATAATATTTTGTCCATTTCATAATAACCACAGAACGCCAGCAGGAGAAGTTCACAAGACTAACGGAATGTTTTTTTGTTTCTCATGTCAAAAATCTGCAGATCTAATAGAGTTAGTAATGCACACCTCTGGCAGAACATATTTTGAGGCAGCAAGGTTTATAAAGAGCAAAGAGAAGGTGAGCAATCTTGCTACAGAGATTGACCGTGCTCTTATCAAAGAAGAACAATACAGGCCATTTGATGAACTAATTATAAAAAGACTTCACAATAACCTTATTGCATCTGATAGAGCAAAAAATTATTTCCAGTATCGCAAACTAACTAAGCAGTCTTGTATTAAATTTTCTTTAGGATATTCTGAAAAGCAAGATATGGTTACTGTCCCAGTTCACAGTCCAGACGGGATACTCCTTGGCTTTGTTGGAAGATCCATTGAGGGAAAGGACTTTAAAAATACTCCAGGCCTTCCTAAAAGCAAAACTCTTTTTAACTTGCATCGTGTGAAGAAATCTGATATAGTATATGTAGTAGAGTCTTCATTCGACGTAATCAGACTTGACCAGTTAGACATCCCAGCAGTAGCAACGCTTGGGGCCAATGTCTCAGGAAAACAAATAGAATTGCTTCAAAAGTATTTCAATAACATTCTTGTTATTGCAGATAACGATGAGGCAGGAGGAAACATGAAAAACAGGATAATTGAAAAACTTGGTTCTCGTGTTTCTGTTATACAACTAAATAAACAATATAAAGACATAGGCGATATGCCAGATGAAGAAATTAAAGGTTTAAAGTCTTCGTTTGACAAAACCATAGAGTCTATGCTAAACTAATACAAACACACAAAGGAGAAATAATATGAGCATTGTAAAGGGAATCAAGAACATCAACGCCCTGCTCGACAGACCAAAGTATGAAAACGATGGGCCAAAAGTAAAGTGGCTCAAACTAGCAGATGGACAATCTGTCAAGATTCGCTTCATTGAAGAACTTGACGAAGATTCTGCAAACTATAATGAAAAGCGTGGCCTAGCACTTGTTGTTAAGGAGCACGTCAATCCAAAGGACTATAAGCGTAAGGCTGTAGACACAATGGAATCAGAAGGCCGTGACTGGGCAGAAGAGATGCACCGTAAAGATCCAAAGGCTGGATGGCGTGGCCGTCTTCGTTTCTATTGCAACGTTCTAGTTGACGATGGCATTGAAGCACCATATGTTGCGATCTGGTCAATGGGTATCAGCAAGCAATCATCATTTAATACAATTCGTGAGTATGCTCTTGAAACAGGAAGCATCTCAAACGTAGTATGGAAGTTAAAGCGTAATGGTCAGGGAACTGAAACCAATTACACACTTATTCCATCAGCACCAGATAAGGAACCATTTGATTGGAAAGATATCGAACCTTATCCTTTGGAGTCAGCACTAAAGAAGATTCCATATGCGGAACAAGAAGCGTTCTACCTGGGCTTTGACGGCCCTTCAGTAACTTCATCTACCAACGCTGATTGGTAAGATGAACTACGTAGGCTTACATGTCCATACCCATTTTAGTTTGTTTGATGGGATTGCTACTCCAGAAGAATACGTGAACCGTGCAGTTGAGTTGGGGATGCCAGCAATTGCTATCACCGACCACGGTACTTTATCTGGGCATAGGGAACTGCACCGTATTGCAAAAGCAAAGGGCATTAAGCCAATTCTAGGTCTAGAAGGATACATGTGTGCAGACATATCTGATACACGAGATAAGTCTGAAAGAGAAGGTCAACAAGATCTTGTCTATAATCACATTATCCTTCTAGCCAAGAATCAAATTGGTTTAGAAAATTTAAATAAGATCAGTGAACTATCTTGGACAGATGGTTTCTTTAAGAAGCCAAGGTTTGATTTTGCTATATTAGAAAAATATAAAGAGGGAATCATTGTTTCTTCTGCTTGCCCAAGTAGCGTACTCGTAAAAGCATTAGAAGAAGAAGAGTTTGCTCTCGCCAAGAAGTACATTTCTTGGTTCAAAGAAAGATTTGCCGATGACTATTATATTGAAGTCATGCCTCACAACGAAGCCCACATTAATAAATATTTAATCGAACTTGCTGATGAGTTTGGCATTAAGGTTATTGTTACACCAGACTGCCATCATGTTGACCCATCACAAAAAGAAATTCAAGAGTTTAAGTTGCTTATGAATACCCACGGCAAGTTTGAAAAAGATGCAACATATGAAAAATCAAAAAAGAAAAAAGACATGATGGAACGCCTTGATTATCTATATGGCGAAGACCGTCAGATAACATTTAATAAGTTTGACATCCACTTGCTCTCATATGAAGAGATTAAAGCAGCGATGGAATCGCAGGGTATTGATCGACCAGATATCTACTCAAACACACTTCTACTAGCAGATACAGTAGGAGACTATGGCATTCAAGAAGGATTAAACCTTCTACCAGTACAGTATAAAAGTCCTGATAAGGAACTTGCAAAGGTTGCGCTAGAAGGTTTGGTAGAGCGTGGTTTGTCAGAAAACCAAGAGTACCTTGATAGACTTGAAGAAGAGTTACAGATTATTAAAGACAAAAAGTTTGCCCCATACTTTTTGGTTGTTAGCAACATGATTAACTGGGCAAAGAAAGAAGAGATTTTGGTTGGTCCAGGAAGAGGTTCTTCTGCTGGTTCTCTTGTTTGTTATGCTTTAGGAATTACAGATATTGACCCTATTGAGCATAATCTTTTGTTCTTCCGTTTTATTAATCCAGAGCGTAATGACTTTCCAGATATTGATACAGACATTCAAGATACTCGTCGTGAAGAAGTAAAAGACTATCTAGTTAGACAGTATCGACATGTTGCTTCCATTGCCACCTTCCTTGAGTTTACTGGTAAAGGAATTGTTAGAGATGTTGCACGAGTTCTCAACATCCCTTTGTCAGATGTTAATAAGGTATTAAAGACTGTAGACTCATGGGATGATTTCTGTACATCAAAATCAACATATGAGTTTCGTGAAAAATATCCAGAAGTAGAGATTTATGGAGAGCAACTTCGTGGTCGTATTCGTGGTACAGGTATTCACGCAGCAGGCGTAGTAACAAGCAAAGAACCAATCTTTAGATACGCACCACTTGAAACTAGATCGTCTACTGGTTCTGATGAAAGAATTCCTGTTGTTGGCGTTGACATGGAAGAAGCAGAAAGAATTGGTTTAATTAAAATTGATGCTCTTGGACTTAAAACTTTGTCAGTTCTTAAAGACACAATTGATATAATCAAAGAGCGAGATGGCAAAAAGATAAATCTTCTTAAGATTAAAATGGATGATGCCAATGTTTATCAAATGCTTTCTGACGGCCACACAAAGGGAGTGTTTCAGTGTGAAGCAGCACCATACACAAACCTTCTTGTAAAGATGGGCGTTAAAAACTTAAACGAACTTGCAGCATCCAATGCTCTTGTCCGTCCAGGTGCAATGAACACAATTGGAAAAGATTATGTTGATCGTAAACACGGTAGACAAAACATATCCTACATTCATCAAGTATTAAAAGAATTTACGGAGGACACCTATGGCTGTATTCTTTACCAGGAACAAGTTATGCAAGCATGCGTACACCTTGGCGGTATGTCCATGTCGGAAGCAGATAAAGTTAGAAAGATCATTGGAAAGAAAAAGGATGCTAAAGAATTTGATCAGTTTAAGGAAAAATTTGTAGCGGGTGCATCCAAGTACATTACACCACATGCTGCTCTAGATTTGTGGCATGACTTTGAGGCCCACGCAGGGTATTCATTTAACAAGTCTCACGCAGTAGCATATTCAACTCTGTCATACTGGACAGCGTGGTTAAAGTATTATTATCCACTTGAGTTTATGTACTCAGTGCTAAAAAATGAAAAGGACAAAGATGCGAGAACTGAATATCTTATTGAAGCGAAAAGAATGGGGATTAGCGTTAAACTACCTCACATTAATGATTCGGATATTGATTTTAAAATTGAGGGTAAGGGTATTCGGTTCGGACTCACGGCAATCAAATTTATATCTGATAAGATTGCAGAACGATATATACAGGCACGACCTTTTAAGTCTTATGCAGAACTTGAAGCGTTCACATTTACTAAGGGAAATGGTGTAAACAGTAGAGCCCTTCAGGCACTAAAGGCTATTGGTGCAGCAACATTTCCAGACAATCCAAGAGATGATAAAGCAATTAAAGAAAATCTTTATGAGTTTTTAAACCTTCCAGAGTTTAATATTACCATTCCATCCCATTACTATGCATTTATTCAGGACATTGTTGACTTTGAAGAAAAAGGCTCATATATTTTTATGGGTATGGTAAAATCTATTAAGAGGGGAACAGGATGGTCACGAGTTGAAATTTTGGACAAGACTGGGTCTGTCGGTATATTTGATGATGAAAATACCGCTATTGAGACGGGTCGTTCTTATTTGGTTCTTTGTAATGATAATCGGATTGTATCTTTCATACCATCTGAAGAAATAAAAGAATCATCGCATGCTCTTGTAAAGTTTTTAGGATACAAGCAATTGCCATTTAAAGATGATGAAATGTTTGTGGTTTCTTTTAAACCAAGAGTTACTAAGGCTGGAAAGAAAATGGCGTCGCTTACACTGGCAGACACAAAGAGAGATCTTCATTCGATTACAGTGTTTCCAACATCATTTCCAAAAGCATACATGCATATTGAAGAAGGAAAGTATTACAAGTTTGATTTTGGCAAGACTAAAGACGGAACCGTAACATTGGAGGATGTACATGTCAGTTAGTATAGAAGAAGCGTTAGCACAGTTAGACCCCAAGTTAAGAAAAAGATTGGGCAGTGGTGTAGGTATCAACTATGAGTATCAGCCCACACCAAGTTTTGGTTTAAACCGTGCCCTTGGCGGTGGACTTCCTTACGGCAGACAGGTACTTATCTGGGGATCTAAGTCCTCTGCAAAGTCTTCTATGTGTCTTCAAATGATTGCTCTTGCTCAAGCAGAAGGCAAGTTGTGTGCGTGGATTGACTCAGAGATGTCATATTCAGAAGACTGGGCCAGAACTCTTGGGGTAGATCCAGAGAAACTAATCTACTCACAAGCAAGAACTATTAGCGACATGGTAGACGTAGGTGTCGGATTAATGAATGCTGGAGTTGATCTAATTGTGGTAGACTCTATTACATCAATGCTTCCTGCAATCTATTTTGAAAAAGATACAGATGAAATGAAAGCATTAGAAAACACTAAACAGATTGGAGCCGAATCTCGTGACTTTAGTAACGCATGGAAAATGCTTAACTATGCAAACAATAAAGTTAAGCCAACTCTGCTTGTTCTTATTTCTCAGTCTCGTAACAATATCAATGCTATGTATACTAGCCAGCAGCCTTCTGGTGGTCAGGCTACTAAGTTTTATTCCTCATGTATTATTAAACTCTTTTCTTCAGAGTCAGACAATCAAGCGATTAAGGGCAAGATCAAGGTAGGAGATAAATTAATTGAAGAAAAAATTGGTAGAACTATTAAGTGGGAACTCCAATTCTCCAAAACCTCTCCAGGGTTCCAGTCTGGTGAGTATGATTTTTACTTTAGAGGTGACGATATTGGTCTTGATACCATTGGTGATCTGGTTACTACAGCAGAACTAAACGGTATTGTAGAGCGTACAGGAGCATGGTACATACTTCCTGATGGCACAAAAGTTCAGGGTAAAGAAGCATTTGTTAATCGAGTAAGAGAGGATCTTGACTTGCAAGAATCAATTAAGTCTAGGTTAAATGACTAACTACAGCATATACGAAGGAAAGTTTCCTTGTAAGACTTGCAAAAAAGAAGTAAAAACCATGAGGGTTTATATGGAAACTGGTATGGCGTCTTGGATGTGCTCAGAAAAACATTTATCAGAAGTAATGTTATTTAAAAAAGGATATAAGAAAGTAAAAAAAGATGACTGAGAAAAGCGAAAGCAAAAGAATTGGTGCCAAACAGCACAAGAATTCTGGACGCAATACCCAAAAAGGCGATGCTTCCTGGAAAACTTTTGTCGTAGACTTTAAAGAAGTTGGAAAATCTTTTACCTTAAATAAAGAGGTTTGGGCTAAGGCTACTACGGATGCCATGAAAAATGGCAAGGATCCAGCCATCGTAGTCGTAATCGGCGAGGGTAATGCCAAGGTAAGACTTGCTATAATTGAGATGAGCATACTAGAAGACATGATGGAGGAATAATGGAACAGCAACAGACAACAATAGAGATGGTAAATGGTTTGGCAGAAATAGCAGACTACATGCAGGATGAGGAGTTGACTACAGCCCTTACCTTTATAGCCAAGATTATTATTAAGCCAGACATACCACTTAATGTGGCAACAGTCGAAATAGTTCGCCTACAAGCAATCGCTGCAAAGATGTCATTAAAGGCTACCTGGATGGCCAATGTTGACAAATCTGACAGGGGAAAAAAGAATCTTTACTATACTGCAGCGGAGTCAATTAACAATCTTGTGTCTGCTCTAAAGTATATAATTCGATAATCTGCTATACTTATAGTACTAGAAAAGAGATATAATGACAAAAAATTTACTACATACAGTTATGATAAAGCCAGAAGAAAAACCAGTTCATTCGATGAATGTTGATGCCCTTGTTGAAAAAATCAGGGAGGGGTATACCATTAAAAGAGTAGACAAGCACACAGTCAAAAAGACTTTTGCTCCTTCTACTATTGCTTACGGCCATGGAGAGTGTGCTAGATATTGGTACCTTGCTTTTGATGGGCAGACATTTGAAGACAATGCTGACGCCTATGCTGCAGCAAACATGACTGCTGGTACTCTATCACATGCAAGAATCCAGGCAGCAATGATAGACTCTGGGGTAGCGAAAGTATATCGTGATGAAGATAATAACGAAACTACTGAATTTAAGATTAGGCATGATGATCCACCTATCTTTGGATATGGGGATGTTATGCTTGATTGGCAAGGAGAAGAACTCATTGGTGAAATTAAAACAATGATGAATGAAGGATTTGAATATAGAAAGGCATCAGGAAAGGCCAAGACTGGTCACTTAATGCAATTGCTTATCTATATGAAAATATTAAAACGGCCAAAGGGTGTTATGATTTATGAAAACAAAAACAATCATGAACTTCTTTTGATTCCCGTAGAAGTAAACGATCATTACCGTCGGTGGGTAGACCAGGCATTTGATTGGATGAGAACAGTTCGAAAGGCTTGGGAAGATAAAACTTTGCCAAGCAAGAACTATAGATCTAATTCCAAGATATGCAAGTCATGCCCAATTAGAAAAGCATGTGAGTCTGCAGGACAAGGTGTAATAAAGATTGCACCCCTGGAGATTCTAAGTGAGACATTGTAACTTTTGCGATAAACAATTTTCTCAATCTGTATCTTACCAGATATACTGTTCTGTTGAATGTAGAGAACTTGCAACAAAAGAAAAAATTGCTGCAAGGTATATGCAATCAAAAAGAGCAAAAAGAAAAGGAAAGACTAGGCTGTGCAAGTCTTGCTCTATGCCACTATCAATATACAATGATTTTGCAGTATGCTCATCTTGTTCGGTAAATCCAGACGCAGTAAGCAAAGCAATAAAAAAGATTAAGGATAAAACAGATGGTAAAAAATAAATGGGGGCTAGAACTAAAGCCACATACCATCTGTGCTATTGATGCCAGTACTAACAGTCTTGCTTTTGCTTTGTTTGAGGAAGAAAATTTAAAAACTGTAGGAAAAATAAACTTTCAAGGTAATGACATATATGAAAAGGTTATGGATGCAGGTAAAAAGGTAAAAGCATTTTTTGATATATACGAAGGGTTTGAAGCAATAGTTATTGAGCATACGGTATTTATGAATAGTCCTAAAACTGCTGCAGATCTTGCATTAGTGCAAGGAGCAATACTTGGATCAGCAGGACAGACTGGAACCAAGACTATTGGAAAAGTTTCTCCAATAACTTGGCAAAACTATATAGGAAATAAAAAAATATCAAAAGATGAACAACTATTTATTCGTTCTCAGCACCCAGGAAAGTCAGAGTCTTGGTATAAAACCTATGAAAGAAATCTTCGTAAAGAAAGAACAATTAAGTTTATTAATACTATATATGACAGAACTATTACAGATAACGATGTCGCAGATGCATGTGGCATTGGGCATTGGGCACTAAAAAACTGGGGTAAGGCAATAGGAGTTGACAAATAACATCATGGCTGCTAAACTATATACATCAGAAGTCTTTATGCGTAAGCGTTATCTTATGGACAAAAAGACTCCAGACGAGATTGCAAAGGAGTGTGGGGCAAGCGTGGAAACTATTTATGTGTATCTTGCAAAATTTGGATTAAGGAAGTCTAAACGATGAGTAAAACAAAAAAGATTATTTTGGCCATTACCGTGGCTAGTTCCGTAGGTATAGCCTATGTTATTAATTCCTTTAAAAACTTTCCAGACATTTTTGATTTAAGTGATGAGGAGGATAAAGATGAGTTCTGAGACACAGTTTACTATTGCTCAGGTTTGTGATGAAATCAAAGAGATGCTTATTGCAAAAAATAAATCTTATGGTGACTCTGCCCTAAATCCTGTCAGGGTTTTTGCTACATCAGATAGCGTAGAGCAACTACATGTTCGTATTGACGACAAACTTTCTAGAATAACTAGAGGCGGATCTTTTGTCGGCGATAACGATTTAGATGACTTAATTGGTTATCTTATACTTTTAAAGATAGCAAGGGAATTAAGCAATGTCAACTGAAGATGATTTAGTTAAACATCTTGATCAAGTTAATCAAGTAGTAGAGGAATATCTTAAGGGAAATGACCCTACGGTAATCTCTAAACAACTAGACATCCCAAGGACTAAAGTAGTAACACTTATTAATGAGTGGAAGGTTATGGCATCTGCCAATGACGCTATCCGTGCTCGTGCCAAAGAGGCACTCGCTGCAGCAGACACTCACTATAGCAAACTGGTATCTCGTACATACGAAGTTATTGATGAAGCATCAATGACTAATAACCTTAGCGCAAAGACTGCTGCAATTAAACTTGTAATGGATATTGAATCTAAAAGAATTGATATGCTACAGAAGGCTGGCTTGCTTGAGAACAAAGAACTTGCAGAAGAAATGGTTGAGATTGAAAGAAGACAAGAAGTTCTGGTGGGAATTCTTAGAGATATAGCATCAGAACATCCAGAAGTAAGAGACATTATCATGCAAAGACTATCTGCTATTGCAAAGCAAAACGAAGTAGTAACGATTGTATCTGAATCAATTAGTGAGCAGTAATGGCAGACTTTGATGATTTTTTAGAAGTTCTTAAAAGTAATCACTTTGAAGAAACCCCAGTAGATGCAAAGACTTTTGTTGAGTCTCCAGACTACCTTGGCCAACCACCTTTGTCTGATATTCAATATGACATTGTTGAGGCTATGAGTCAGATTTATCGTAAAGAAGATTTGATAGACATAATGGGGGAAGAAAAAGGAACTCGCTATTATGATAAGTACACAAAGAATGAAATCATCCTACAACTTGGCAAGGGATCTGGAAAAGACTTCACATCAACCGTAGCATGCTCATATATAGTATATAAACTATTATGCCTAAAAGACCCTGCAAAGTATTTTGGAAAGCCCTCTGGAGATGCTATTGACCTTATCAATGTTGCTATTAACGCACAACAAGCAAAGAATGTTTTCTTTAAAGGTTTTAAATCTAAGATTGAAAAGTCCCCATGGTTTGCTGGAAAGTATAATGCTAAGGCAGACTCAGTTGAGTTTGATAAATCAATTACTGTTTACTCTGGTCACTCAGAGCGTGAATCACATGAGGGTTTAAACCTTCTTCTTGCAGTTCTTGATGAGATTTCTGGTTTTGCATCTGAGGTTGGAACGGGTAATGAGCAAGGAAAGACCGCAGACAATATATATAAGGCTTTCCGTGGATCAGTAGACTCTCGTTTCCCAGATTTAGGAAAGGTTGTTTTGCTTTCATTCCCAAGATATCCAGGAGACTTTATCTCAGAAAGATATGATGCAGTTATTGCTGAAAAAGAATCAGTTGAAAGAACACACGAATTCATAATTAATCCATTGCTTCCAGAGACAGACCCAGACAATAAGTTTCAAATTTCGTGGGACGAAGATCATATAATTTCATATAAGTATCCAGGAGTATTTGCACTAAAGAGACCTACATGGGAAGTAAACCCTACACGAAAGATTAATGACTTTATGATTGCATTTATGACAGACCTTGGTGATGCCATGATGCGCTTTGCATGCGTACCAACTTTTGCTTCAGATGCATTTTTTAAGCAGGCAGAAAAAGTAAGAGCCTGTATGACATTAAGAAACCCAATAGATAATTTTAAAAGGTTTGACGAAGCATTTAAACCAGATCCAACTAAAAAATATTATGTTCATGCTGACCTTGCACAAAAGCATGACAAGTGTGCGGTAGCAATTGCACATGTAGAAAAATGGGTAAATATACAAGTAATCAACAACTACGAACAAGTAGCACCTATTGTAGTAGTAGATGCCGTTGCTTGGTGGGAGCCAAAAGTTGAAGGTCCCGTTAATCTTTCTGAGGTTAAACAGTGGATTCAGAACCTTAGAAGGCTTGGGTTTGATATTGGAATGGTTTCCTTTGACCGTTGGCAGTCATTTGATATTCAGAATGAACTCAAGCAGGTTGGAATGAAAACTGATACTGTTTCTGTTGCCAAGAAGCACTATGAGGATATGGCTATGCTCGTGTATGAGGAAAGACTTGCTATGCCTGCAATTGATTTATTATTTGATGAACTAACCCAGTTAAAGATTATGAAAAATGATAGAGTTGACCATCCACGCAAAAAGTCAAAGGACTTGGCTGATGCTGTGTGTGGTGCTATTTTTGGGGCTATATCTTATACCCCTAAAAATACAGACACTGAGGTAGAGGTTCATACTTTTAGGGATAGACCTAAGCGAGTTGACGAACTACCTGAGAACGTGATACAATATAAACCTAGTCAAATAGAAGAGATTAAAGACTATTTGGATAGGCTAAAAACAATATAAACCAAATGAATAATAAAAGGAGAAAAATGAATTCATTTAAGAAGATCGCCCTTGTCATGGTTGCAGCCTTGGCATCGAGCACACTCGTAGTGACACCTGCAAGTGCCAATACCGTTTCAGTAGACGTAACAACTGAAGTATCTGGTTCTGGTACAGCAGCCTCACCATTCACAGTAAAGGTTCCTTCTGACAACGTAGTAAGCGTTGCAGATACCACAACTGCAACAAACAACGAAGCACTTCTTATCACCGCTACAGTAGTTGCTGGAACACCAGTAACATTTACTGCAGTAGGTGCTAACACACGCCTCGTATCTGCAATTGGTTCAACAGTAAATGCATCTGCTGGATCATCATCAATTACAGTAACGCCTGCTTCAACAACAGCGACTGTATATGCATACACAACAAGTACTGCTGCATCTGCTGTTACAGTTTCTGTAACTGGTGCAAGCACAACAATCTATCTTAAGGGTGTTGCAGGTCCTGCATACGATCTTAAGATGTCAATCCCTGCTTCAGGAAATATTTCTGGCAAGGTAACTGCAACTCTTGATGTATCAGATATTTTCGGCAACGCTGTTGCTGATACAGTAACTGTTACTACTCTTGGTGGCGCAACCGCTGGAACAGTAACTGCTGATGCTCTTGTAACAGGTCGCTACACATCAGAGATCTCACTTCCTGCAACTGCTGGAACTGTTGCTGTCGGAGCATCTATTAC